CATATGTGGTAGTATGCGGAGTGCCAGTGACATAATGGATAGAATCAACGATAAAACTGATTTTCCGATATCTGGTAAAATAATCATGCAGACCAAAACGAATAGAGTTGCCGTGAATGGTATATTAGTTAAAAGGGTTCACAATCAAAGATGATAATCATGACTAATCGTACAACAAAAATGGACTGGGATATGTTGGTGGGTATAATCTTATTAACACTGATATTATTGGTGGCTATGAGTTGCAATGACGATAAGACGAAATGCACCTGTACAATATACTACCAAAACTATTCAGCTAATCAGTACAGTGAAGTTATTTATACAGGCAAAACCATTAAGTGGTGTGATCGTAGGGGTAAAGAGTTTACGTTTCTCTATGAGCATCTGAATGATACTGCTGGTGTTGATAATGTACACTGGTTGATTTCTGACTGTAAAACTAAATAATATGGCAAAGAAAAAAACACGTAAGAGCAAAACCAAGAAGAAGAAATCAACCCCCGCACAAAGAAAAATAGGCTTTTTCTTCTTTTTCTCTCTATTTATAGTCCTGGCTATACTGTATGACATAGCCTACCCTGATGTTGAAGTGTTACCAAGGAAGGTGGTAAGATGTGAATGTCACATATATGATAAATATCCGGAGGAAGGAAACGCGAGGTGGGTATACGAAGGCATAACCGAAGAGGAGTGTAGAATGAAAGAAGTGGAACTATTTAATACTAAAGGAGTAAAAGAGGATGGTGACTATTGGGGCAGTGAAATCAAAAATTGTAGATAGAAATGGAAAAGCTGGTGTGAACATGATAAAACAATTCAGGGGTAAATACAGATGGCTAAGCAACTTTGAACCAGTGGAGATAGAACTGGGCGGTATTACCTATCCATCAGTAGAGCACGCCTATATGTCCGCAAAAAATGATAGTGAAGAGTGGAAGATGTACTGCAGTGATGATAGTAATAGTGCTGGAAAGGTAAAGGTAAAGAGTAGAGAAGTAGACCTCATAGATGGATGGCACAATAAAAAGTTAGCCATTATGGAGATATGCTTACGTCAGAAATTCGTCCAGGAGCCATATAGGACAAAGCTTTTGTCCACTGATGATATCTATATACAGGAGGGTAATTTCCATAATGATAAATTTTGGGGTGTATGCCTCAAAACAGATGAAGGACTCAATAACCTCGGTAAGTTGATAATGAAAATAAGAGGTGAAATCAACATGGAGTTGTTTTAATGTCCAATCGCCATACCCCTGGTATTTCCGAGATCGGTCTCCAATTTTTCATATCAATACTACCACTCACAATACTTCATTTTTGCAAGCATTACAGATCCACTTACCACCTGTCCAGCTGACATCTTTAGTATATTTTTCGCCAACCAGTGTTGCGATATTGAGACACGGCTGGCAATTACCACATTCGTACCAGGGTTCATCAGTAACAAACTCCATTACAGTATCGGCATCCATAGAATCCCTGGCATCAGTTTCATAATTAGGGTCGAATACATCCTGTGTACGCAATACCATCTTTTTTTGCTGTGGGGTTATACCTAAGGCTGTCCAATCGACAAAAGGCTCTGCAGCTGGCTCTACCCTAAAGAGTTTACCCTGGCGTCTGTTCGTTTCAGAGTATACCTCTATGAGACCTTTTCTATCAATAGACGAAATATAGCCAGCGATAGAATATGGGTTGTACCCCTCACCAGCTTTTTTTATAATACCTCTAGTACGGCCATGAACACCATCGTTAGTATTGAGCATTTCTAATACTGCTAACTCCAGCACCCAGGATTCCATTTCATTCAACTTTATTTTATCCATAGTTTTTTATTTTATTATACACACTAATTAGACTACTAATAGGAACATCTAACCAATCACCTAGGTTATCAAAGTAGATATCTTTATCTGATGACTTGTGGTATGTAGCAAAAAGATGGTCCTGCGGAGTGGGTATAATAAGATTATTTTTGATAGCATGCCAACTCTCAACAAACAAACACTCGATTAAACCCGTGACTGCACAATTATATCGCCATAGTCTAGCTTATCATCCATCAGATGAATAGTAAGTATCATTCAGCCAACTCCACAGGTTAGGGTCACTGCCACGGTTATAGGGCAGGTATGAAATATGGAGATTGATAATGCGATCACCCCTGACTTTATCAGACATAGCATCAATAATATCAGGTGTGATGATATGCCTATAGCCATACGATATAATGAAATCGGGATCCAAATCCATAACATAGTCGATTGCTATGGGATCACTGGTGAACAATAACTTGTTCACCAATATTGCGGAGATAGTTAACAATAGCTGAGTCAGCATACCCCAAAAATAAAATTTTCATAGTGGTCTATTTTAGTACATTATCGATATTACCAGACACATTACCTGCTTCCCATTGTTCCCTAAGATCTTCACAATGACCGACAACCTTGATGGTTCTGTAACTAGATAAGGCATCAAAATCTCCATAGACATTAGATCCCCAAGTCTGGTAGTCATCATCCCATACGACACAGTGATAAGATCCATCTATGGTTTCAGTAGGGTCGTCGCCGTACCCATCGGCAATAATGATATCACCTTCTCTGATCTGAGTATCACTGTCATCAGTCCAGGATGTCAACTGGTATTGATCTTTCACTGCATCAGGACCATCGATAGCTGCTAATAGCCGTTTGACTTTATTAATATCCTTCTCTGTATGAGGGGTACCCCCAGTGTTTAATTCCAGATACCAGTTCAAAACCTCCTTATGAGTCTTAAGGTTATTAATATTGAACTGGATAGTAACATCGGCCATCCTGGGATCACCGAGATCAGATGCTACATACCCATCAAATACAGGTACCTTATCATCGAGATATTCAAGCATAGTGGTTATGCGTTGGAGACCATCAACAATTACAAAATCCTGGTAGGCATCGGGATTGATTTTATTGAATGCCATCCAAAATGGATAATTGAGAAATACGGGTGTGGTGTGGCCACCCATTAACAAAAATTCCATAAATTTGGTTTTCTGCTCAATAGTCCACACTCTACCGTCCACACTCTACCCCTCTGAAAATCTGGGCATAATTTAAGACCATAGTCAACGATGTATTTGTTGATATGGTCTTTCAGATAGTCCATCGGGACATCTACTTGGTAGCTGCCCCGACGAGTTAATTTTGGTAAGTCCTTGTATGTCATTGATGGGTTATTTTTTGCTAAATTCGTATAGGTTTCACATTTATAATCAGTCAAAGTTATATCCAGTGAGATTTTCGATCATGATCTTCTCGTTGTCTGTGAACTGACCGATAGACCTGTTGTAATCAGTATCGGGTATGGTCTCATTGTCCATATCAACTTCAAGATCAATAATACCCACACCTTTTTCTTCCAATGTCATACAGTTATCCTTCAATGAAATCAGTTTAAAATTCTTGGCTTTGATCTTCATGATTTTATTTTATTTATACTGTGTATATAAATTAGTTTCATACTTGACGAAAGCATTGGTGGTGGATACCAATTCAGGCCCACCACCAAAATGCATTAGTCGTCTTCCTCCTGTATCGGAGCGTGACCCCAAGCACAAGGTAAACTAGTAATAGGTTCGCCGAAGCCTAGGGGCTTAACAGTACCATCGGTAAAATACACAATTACAGCACCCTGTATTATGGTATTATAGAATGCATCTGCTATCTGTTCATCAACACTGGGGTTGGGATGAAAGAATACGTTAGCCGGATTAATAGATCCAGTTACATAGTCATCACCAACACCGTCGATAGGTATAGCACTACACATAGCACCAGCAGTAATGCCATTATAGGCGGTCATAAAATTAATCTGCTGGTGGGTTACATTAAGATTGGTAAAGGTAAAGCTACTTTTACCAAGACCCCAGATGGGTGTAAATCCTGGATGACCGCTGTAACCTGTGTGTGACCAACTGTTGCAATTACCATAATCAGTAATAGGCCATCCTGGCATGTTATACCATGCATCACCAGATTTGTGGAACGAAAACGTACCGCTAAATACGACTCTATCGATAGTTTTGCTACCGTTATACTTATCGGCCTTAATGGTAACGTAAGTAGGTGTACCGGATGATGATGGTAAGGGTCCGCACCATAAAAGTTGGAAAAATTGGGAATCAAAATCGCCAGATGCCTTACTAATGTTTCTATCCCAACAGGATTTTTCGTTAGCGTATTTCACCTTTCTTGGGTGATTTTTGGCTAACCAGTTCTCCACCTGCTGCATTTGTTCAGGAGTGTACTTCCTAGTATCCGGCGTTGATAGTTCATCGCTGTTACAGGAAAAGAAGAACAACAATAAAATTAAAAAAGGTAGATGCTTCATAAAAACTATTTAAAATGATTAATAAAAACAATATGTATCAGATTGATTACATACTGTTTTTATCCCTCAACTGGTATTACCGTGAAACCATTAAAGGTCAGGATGTACCAGTATCGCCACCTAATAAAGCGGTATAGTAGAGTCCATCCCGAGTATTTCTATGAATTGTGTATTTGATCATATGTATTCCCATGGGCCACCTTTTGATTCATCAATCTCTTGATTTTTAATGCTCTTAAGTTCATTGGTGCAGGCCTGAAATCCATCAAGATAATCGTCACTGTTGGGTTTATCTTTACGAATCGTTAGTTGCCTATCTAGTAACACAACAGCATCTTCAAGTGTGGCACAGGCGATATCATCAACGATTTGACTAATACAAGTATGGAAAGTATTGTGTACCCATTCACTTGTGATAACGATGCCCATATGATAGACCAATTTGAACACATTAACGACATGAGGATCAATATGAATAAGCCTGCTATCGTCATACAAATCAATAGCTTGGTTAAAATAAAAGACATTAAGCCCAGGTACAATTGCATCAACCTTAATATACAACTCATAGGAGCTAATCATACCTGTACCAAGAATGGTTCTTATGCATCCGAGTACCTCGTAAACCTTACTATCGTGTATCATTTTTATTTGTTTTATTTGTTTTAACGTTGATGGTTTTGTATACAGATACAGACTGAGGGATCAACCATAAAGTGGAAGACCCCTCAGCTTAACACCTAAAACCCATTATTCATTTCAACTTATTTACTCATGGAAGTGTTATTTGGTTTCACCTACTAATACAGCCATCCATTTATTTTTATGCTTAGGATGTTCAACCCAATACTTGGAATCACCTTTACCGATAAGATCAAAGCGTCCAAACTTGTTACGAATAGTGGGTTTGAACTGTCTGGTCTTACTGATATTACCGAAACAAGCTACATAGTCTCGTGCCTTGGACTTGAATACAATACCAAGTTCAGGGATCTCAAAGGTACGCTTACCTGATGGAGTGATGCGTTTGAAGATCTTATAACACGGGCATCCGTAAAGATCACTGAATTTGCGCTGTTGACTGGTCTGGTCTTTGTATCGTTCAACGATCATGTAGTCATCCCAAAGTACTTCATCAAAAATGTCCTGGGTACGCTTGATATGGGCCTCAAGGATGGCAACTTCGGGACCAGTCATGAAATCAAAATCATCGATGGTCAAGGCGTGAGCTGCTACTGAGTTGAATTGTGAGAAAGGTACCCATTGAGGTTGATCGGTGATAAGTGTACCAGCGTCGTTGTACTTAGTGTGTAGTAGTACGGTGTAATGGGTATGGCTGGTAGACAGATCAGTATGGTTGTTCAGGTAACTTTCACATTGGGCGATGGTATCTAATGGGTACTGATCCAACACTCCATTTTGTTGAGCAAGAGTACGGGTAAAGCCTTTGAAGGCTCCGCTGTTTTTAAATGCAGACAATTCCCCGTTGGTATGGTGTATTTTGATGTGATAATTCATAAGGTTGTTTTATAATAAATTTAATAATATGTCTACTGAATAAGGGTGATTAGTATAACTTTACTTTATGTAGATACTAATATCAAATTGGTTTCGTATATCAACTGGTAGGACTGGTTATCACAGGTCTTATGGGTTGCACTGATATATAGAGAAACATTATCATGGAAAAGATAAAAACATTCGAATCATTTATTGGTGAAAGAAGAAGCAGGAGTAGGGTTTGGGATAGACTAAGGATGCCTAGGATTGATAAAGAGAAGTTCAAGAGAAGTTGGGAGAAGGCTATGGATGCTATGACAGGCCGTAAAAGAAGAGATGATGTGTTAAGTATGCTAACCAACGATGAATCAGCATATAACAAATTCAGAAGAGATCCTGACTATTACGTGCAGCAGGCTGGCGATCCTCACGAAAAGGAGGCATTAAACATGATAGACAAGTACAACGTAGGTTTTACTGATCTGATGGGTATCTATAATGACGAATCCGATTTAAGGAACATCTACTAGATAAGTTACACTCCCTGCACCAATTGGATTATCATTACCACAAGAAGGACACTTATTAGTACCAGGAATATTTGCATACCCAGTTGTACCCTCCTATCGAATTTATGTTTTAATTTCATATGCATAAATATTATCAGCTATCCATTTCATCGGCATAGCCTTTATCATCAATGGGGTCATCATCTTCAAACGCATCCAATTCACCACTGCAGTAACCACAATTACGACATATAACATTAGCGTGCTCAGAATCCCAATTGATCCAGGCGCTATTGTGTGAGGTATCAGGTGATATTTCAATGGTTTTTGGTAATTTCCTATAATACCGTAGCGGTTGCTCGGTTATCATGGAGATAATCATATTCAAGTTATCTATGCCGACAGTGTGGCAACGGGGGCATTTAGGGTATAGTGGTTTGTCTATCATACTGCCAAGCTTGCTTTACGTATTTCCAAATGTTTTTCTAATCTCTCATTTATCAATTCCAAATCGTGGTCGGGGCTGTCCTTTCTATACGCATCCACTATGGAGCTGATCACCTGCTTGCGATTCATGCCATCTGGGCATAATGTAGGTGTATCAGTAGTAATAACACGTTCTGATATAACCCAAATATCCAAGAAATCGGTGATATCACCACCTTTCTTGTATATCACATTGAAAAACATCACCTTTCTTTTTTTCATGATTTTATGGCATCGTCCTTGTGGATACTAATATCCAGCTTAATGATGTCACACATTTCATCTAATCTTGTGATGATACTATCCATAACCTGGGTGTTACCCTTAGTAACTTTATCATACACATTAACGAGACCCTCTATGATCTTATCATCAGGGGTATCTCCAGGCCATAGATGAGGTACAGATACTCCGTGTAGACCCTCATGTAGTTTGGATATATTAACAAATTGGCCCCTTTTATCACCCAGCTTTACTACCAGAGTCTTGGCCACCAGAGTGGTTTTTTCGTTTTCCTTTAACATAATTATTTTTCTTTATTGTATAACTTATTTGGTCAGTAGGTATCAATAACAATTTTTGTTCGTGACGAGACTGAAAAAAATCGTTAATTTTGATAGTACCGACAAGAGCTTTATCCTTATAGAGGTTTCCGGTTTCAAAGTTGATAGATATACCATCTTGCAGATGGATAGAGACCTCATTTTGAGGAACATACTTAGTGGTAATACTATTAACATAAAAACGATCAAAATAAGGCATCATGGGGTAAAAATCGTCGACAACAAGAAATTGAGTATCTTCATAGATTATAACATCCTGGTTAGGTCGATAATTAGCAAAATCGTTATTGATTATATCATTAAAGAGGATGTTGATGGTATATCTGTGAGATTCTGTGGTTGATAAACCCATAAGTTCACAGGCAGAAATGGCAAAATCGTTGACAGATACGGTGGCACCTTCGGTATAACCAATGACTTTGTGGCCATTATAGATGAGCTGGTAAATGTGGGTGATATCTCCGGTGTCGGTATTGACTTTCATTTCGTGGGTGGCACAATTGTGCTGATCTCCGCTGTAGGGTTCATGGTAAAAAGTGATGCCTCTTAGTGTTTCCATAACGATGAATTTTATTTTGTTTTATTTAGCAGGAGACTATATATAAGTTTCACTATTAACAAATAAAAAAACGATGAATTGGAAGATTTTAATGCTGCTGGTGGTATCGGTGGCAGCATGTTCAATAGAAAAAGTACCTACATTAGAATGCCCTGAATTAAGAAAAGCATTGGATGATCTACCAGAAAAAACTATAGTCGATAAAGGTGATAATACAAGGGGTGCTATGAGAAGACAGATAGATAGTTATCATTCGAATTATAGACCATACACATTCGGCAAATCGGTAAAGCAGTATTATACTGAAAGATATGAAGAATGGATAAAAGATACCAGCTGTAGTTGTGATGATGTTAGAAGGAAAGTGTTGTCGCAATTATTAAAAACAGACGTTAAGTATTTAAGGACCAGAGACACCATCTGGAATCCCAAAACACCAGCAAAATATTGGAAAAAGAATGAATGAAATATGTTACAGCAAGATCTTGTAACATTTTAACAGTCTTGGTGGCTTCCTGTTTGGACATCATACAATAATCATCAATTCCAGCATCTGATACATCACCATAAAACGCCGCAGCCGATATCCATTTAGGTTGGTCAGTAAAATCTTCAAAATAAGAGTTGTATATGGTATACACGTAAACGGTATAGTACTCTCTGGCTAACCCCTGAGCTTCATCAATTGCTCATGGAGACTCATTTACACTTCCAAATTTTGGTAATCTTTTCATTATTATTGATTTTGTGAACACAATAGTGTACCCACCAGCGTTAATGATACTAACTACGTGGTTTACTTTTCATAAATATTCTGGGCGACCATCACTCCGGATGATTCTGGGTCGACATAAACCTCAACCTTATATTTATCAGATTCTACTTCGAATTCAGTATATTCGTCAATATTTGGTTCACCATCACAATAAAACATCACTGAGCCAGCAAACGAACTATAACTAATTTCAGCAGAATTAACGGTAACGCCAAGCTTGCTGGCCAATTTATCCAGGTTTCTGATGAATACACTGGATTTAACCGCATCGACTAATCTAGTGATATGCAAAGCCGTAGAATAGCTATCCTCAGCTCTATCATCCTCGAATCCTATATTACGGACCCAGGATGATTCATTGATTCGTTGAGAGGATTCGTTTATTTCGTTAAATTTTGGTAATCTTTTCATTATTGTTGATTTTGTAAATGTATTAAAAAATGATAATTTTTTAGTAAGAGCGCATAAACTGGGACCCAACGGGTATATTAATAGCCACTATATCTGATCCTCATATTATCGCCAGGTAGAGCATTTGATCTGATAAAGTCAGCAGCCTTGCCAGCCAACCAGTCGAATTCTGAAGCGGTAACAAACATGTTATACTTTGTCAGTATTTTATCGATTTTTGCTACTAGATGATAAGTTCCGCGACCAGTGGCATCTCTTCTGTTGCGATTAATTTCAACGTAACGCCTGTAAGATTTTTTAAAATCGCTTTCCAAATCATACCACAGTTCATCATAGGTATAATTATGTAAAGGACCAGTGGCTAATTCATTATCATCAGATGACCTAACACTGGTCAATTGGTCATAAAAATATTGGCTATGCTTTAGGGGCTGTCCAGCCCTATAGTTTTCGAATAACGGTAATCTTTTCATGATTTTGTTAATGATCTAATTTGTGATTTGGAATTTTTGATGAGATAATCTAAACCGAAATGTTTGTTATCCAATTTCAATAACTCATCGTATGTAATCCACTTATAGTCCTCCGATTCCCAGTTGAGTACTGGCACAAATTCATCTTGGACTACACCAGCAAAATTGTGATATTCAAAGGTACCATCTGGGGATTTGTAGACTGCGAGTGGTAGCACTTGCAGCAAATCCCTGGGGTTTTGTTGCGTTTCTTCTTCAAATTCTCTGGCTGCAGCGGTTTTTGGTAGGGTTTCATGATCATCGATCTTCCCACCAATAGTGCCCCAGGTTCCAGGTTCGTTAACATACGAAGAACGAAGGATGACCATAATTCGACCAGTAGATTTGGCTATTGGTAGTATACCAGCGCCACGATTACCCCAAAAACTACCACCTTTAGTGTTGGTATAGATGGTGTAATCATCTGACTCGCTAAGATACTGTTGAAAAGATTTGATGTTGTCCATTCTGCTTTTTTTATTTTGGTGGCGTGATCTAGGTAGATAACGGCATCCATCATTAATAGATAGCGGACTGGATATCAAAATTCAGAATGGTACCTGGACCTCCTATGTTGGTTGGCGATACAATATAAGGCACATCCATACCCTGTATTTTAATAACGCCAGAGTCCTCGACGCTGACATCGGCAAATTTCACCTCTGCGGTAATATAAAATACACCAGGATCGTAATCGTTGTGTACACCAAATGAAGCGTCCTCAATAGCTGGTTTGCCAATACTTACCCAATATCGATTCATCCACATTGACAACTTTTTTGAAGACATTATATCCTTGGCACGTTTCATGTGCTTAGCAACATATCTGATCTCAGATGCGGCGTGCTCACCAGCTATTTCGAACCAATCCCATCCCTTAGGATCAGCGTCAGACATATCAACCTTTATATTGGTCAACTCTGGGTGCTTATCAACAGCTTCGTTGATCATCTGATTAAACTTTGGTAATCTTTTCATTGTTTATTCTTTTGACGAAAATTTCAATTTATATATCTTTATACCCAAGGCGTATCAGTATTAATTTTGAATCGGGTTTTGTACTTGTACTGGCACTTCAATAACTAATTCTTCTTCAATGCGCACGCCATCCCATTCTGACAGTGGAGCAAAACGATTTGCAGCAAATGATGGCTCAAAGGTGCCCATACCCGATGGGTGTTTTATTGGTTCGTTGGTGATCTCATTTAACCACACTGCTAGCCGCCCATCGGATAGTCTGAAACAACTCCTAATGGTGTACAATTTATCTTTCACTGGTAGGTTCTGGAAGAATGGAAGAGAATTTGGATCAAATGTAGCATTGGTACATATCACCTCTTGATTTTTATGTAACATTTTTATTTATTATAATAGTTCAACAAAAACTGGTTTTTATTTTATCACAACATCAGATGTAGTCATTATATTAAAGAATGCTGCAGCATCTCTATTGACAACCCTCCGGACTTTGAGATTCACACCAAGCTTACCCATAAGTTTGTTGAAATCATGGTAGGTATACCCCCAAAAGTACTTTGAGTCCTTTTTATCTTGGTCATAGAAACGTACCAATACTCTAAATGATCCGTTTTCAAATTGTACCGTCAAATCCTCATAGTGCGGGTGAAAAAAATTGATGTGTCCATGGCCATTATACGTATACTCAGTGGTGACACCACCATAAGTTGATTTCCTGTGTTTTATGGCCGGATCTTTGCTAGTAAAGCCCAGGGCATATAGATCATCAATATACAACTGACGCCATGCATCCCCTGGAGTTCTAGGGTAGTATTTCCCCCTAACAGATTCATACCCATTACTGGCATAATCAATGTCCTGTTTACTGTATTGTTCAAAAAGCTTTATTGGTTGCATAATGTCTTTTATATTAATAATGCCATTATATCTTTGGATTTTGGTAATCCTTTCATTATTATTAATTTTTAAATATTGGAAATTTTTCAGGATGTTTAACCTTGGCTAGTTCACCTTTATGATTAAGGTAACCCTCCAGGGTGCCACCACCATTTTTCTTAATATCTTTCCATATTAGATGAACCCATTTCATAACTGTTGGGTATCTAGAGGCCCACTGTTTAATGTTATGGAATTCATTTGATACAAAGGTACCGATCTCTTGTTTACGATAATGACTATCAGGATAAGTGGCCCAGTCAATAATCCTGGCCCAGATATTAGTGCCATAGGTACCCGCCATAGGTACAATTTCAGATGTGAAGTTGCTCTTTATTAGTTTATCAACAGTGGTGTCGTATTTTTTGGATAATTTAGTCAGCTGTCTATCTCTCTGTAACAACCCCAACGCATTTTTGGTATTGGCGTCGTCCATAACGGCATAGAGAGCTATGATACCAAATAAACCCCTGACAAATGCATCTTCAGGCTCATTAGCATGCTGAAGATACTTCTGGAACCACTCGGCATTATACTGATTCTCGACACTAGCACCTTTATAATGCCTGTGGTTATAATAAGATTCATTATCATACGGATAAAAATAAATACCTAACTTAGTAGCTAATGCCCAACATTCGTTGAATATCTCAAAATACCGATCATCAAGCTTGCCAACATAAACATGGATCTCTTTGATATATCTAGATATGTTCTTGATTATGGGTTTGTCCAAAAATAGACGTTCTTCATGTTCATCATATCTGGTGATATTATCTATCTTTGATTTTTTAGGATCTTTGTTGACATTCCAATATTCAACCGGAGAAGATGGGCCTAAATTGGATAGCGCATCACCATCAAAGACAATGGTAACCTTACCACCAGATTCGGCCAGACTACGACCATAACCGATTTTGGCATTTCCGGTAGTAGAGAAAGACACGAAATAGGGCTTACCTTTATTAAGCTTATCATCAGACTTGGTACCGAAGGCGATAGATGCCCTCAAGGAATTGGTACGCAGGATTTGCACCAGATTGGTGAGCTGGGTAAAATGAAAAGTTGTACGAGAAAGAGACTCGTACAACCTTTGATATTGATTAAAAGATTTGATATTGCGCATTATTACTACTGTGTTGCTATAAACAAAGCATAGGGGGTATTGGGTTGAATTGGTAACCACCCCAAATCAGATGAATTTCTGATTGCAAACTGAAAATCACTAGACCAGTTTTCTTCATCAACCATAGATGGATCTACATCTTCAATAGGCACACAACAAATGATTTGGGTACCCATATCACCACCATCAATCTCACCATGAATATACCATTTGATATTGGTTAAATTCACATCCAGCCCCAATTCCTTTTTGATTTCGTTTTTTAAATCTGCTATTGAAGACGGACTTTCTACAGCCTCTTTTTGCCCTATAAAAAATGCCGCAGCGTCGATAATATTATCAGCAGCCCAATTCGATGTGAAGCTGACTTTTGGCCGTATGTCTACTGACTCATTAGTATTTTGGTAAGATTCGTTTACTTCTCCAAATTTTGGTAATTTTTTCATTATTTGTTTTTTTATTACTATAAGAGTTTAATTTATATATTTACAGATTATCATGCTGTGGTCCAGGTCTACCACAGATCCTCCATTAGATCGAAATTTATGCTTAGATCTAGATCGGTTCCAATGATGTTTATATAACCCGCATCATCGCCATAAGTATACATATACTTACTCTTGGGTAATTTCCTGGCTTCTAATTTCGCGGCCCCCACATTTGTTACTGAACCTTTATGGCCTTTGTAAATACCAATAATATCTTCTGGCTGTAGCGGATAGGTATCCATAACTATATCTAACAATTCTTCATAAATCAGGATATCATGCAACTCCTCTACATACTTCGATGGATCACCTTTGCATGCGATAATAGCCAAATACTGATAAATGCTGAACTCCTGTTTACCAGCTAATACTGCTGATTCACTAATCGACTGTTTGTTTAGATCTTGATATTTCGGTAATTTTTTCATTGTAATATAATTTTATGTGGTTAATTATGGATATAATAAAAAATACCCGTGTTTAATTCTATTTAAGGAAAAAACTAAATTCTATATAGGCAGTGCCATTTTTATTGTGGTTGGCCATTATCTTAACCTTAATCGGCCCACCATTGATATTACGATTGTCTAGCTGGTTACTAGCCAAATTGACTGTCAGCCTATTTGATACAAAATGGGAGACCAATGAATCAACCACTGATTCCATATCACTAGCGGCAACGGTAGCGCTATTGACAATCACCATATTACTATCTTTACTGAAATATTTAGAATCCCAATGCCCCAATTCTGGTAACAACCTACGCAATCTAAGATTTTCCACACCGCTTACTAACAATTTGTAGTTGTCCATGAACACATCGGCCTTATCATCTTTACGATACAGGTATTTATTATAGTTAACAAGGTTATCATTTAATTCCATAAGCTTGTTACGCAGCATCCCCTTTTTATAAAAATCGAGATTGTATAGCTTGATGGCTTTGTCGGATATGTTATCACCCAGAGTGGTGGCGAACGCAGCGGCTAGTTTATCTAATGCTTTTTTGTTCAATTCTCGTATGCCTTGATTTATGGCGTTGACGATTTTGGCCACAATTTTTGTCTCTATATCATCCAGATATCCGGCCTCATCAACTCTTTGGGATTCGTTTATTTCATCGAATTTTGGTAGCTTTTTCACTATTATTGATTTTGAATCTAGAAATTATTATGATGCAGCCCAAGTAGGATATACAGTACCCCAACCATCCTCGAACAATTCAACAGTGATACTGATTTTGTATCTACCATTGTAAGTGGTTGTATAAACTTCTTTAAGCTCTCCAGCTCCGTGGTGAATATAGAGTGTCGGGAATATAATATCTCTCAGCTGCACATTTCTACCGTCCATATTGACACCGGAACTTGGTGCTTCATGGGTATCGTACCAAAGGTCAGCATCGTATCCTCCAGTGATTATCGATTTAAGCCACGATCTGAATTCTGGTGATGCAAATACTTCCTGATAGGCATTATGTAAGCTTATCATCCATACAAGATCCATAGTAGCATTGTCATCTACGTGTTGTTCGCGGCCATAGACTTTATACACATTACTTTCGTTAATGGATTGTTCGTTGATCGTATCGTTGAACTTTGGTAACTTTTTCATTATTATTGATTTTTAAATATTGTATTGTAACCTATTTATTTATAAGCTATGCCTCGAAATGGTAGCAATGCAAGTCAAGTTCCGTATTAGTTTCGAGCTTGATAGGTTTCCACACTAAAGCATCACCGTGATAAACTTTGATGAGTTCAGCAACAGTACCTTCAATATCAGTGATATGCTCATGGGTGGCACCATCATACCTTTCTATGAAATAGACGGTCTCCTGTAATGATTCTTGAGGATCACAAAGCACCAAAATGGTGTATTTTCCGGTTTCTAGCCCATCACAGGATTTGCCCATCAACGGACCTATTTTATGTAACTTAGCGCAGCCTGGAGCAAGATATCTTGCTGTCTGGGTATTAATTTCGAGGGATTTCATGTTGTTTTTTATTTTTGACCAAAAAATACTGGTTTGCCTTTATTCACACCTCTTCATTTTAAATGTTACCGCATCGGTTATTTTAGGAGTAACAGCTCTGCCATATTCCAGGCATCTTTTGGTTGTAACATTATCCACTGAATCGGTACGTACCACATTATCATCGGAACCCAAAAAATCAATAACACACTGGTCACATTGTGCACCATTTGATGTATAGATTGGGTAGATACTTTCGGTGTTATAGCAAGATAAGACCGTGAACATCAGGAACAGTAAAATTATTAGATTTTTCATTTCATTTTTCATTTGGCTTATAAAATTTGGGGTACATATCAGCCATATCGTTATCAGTTGGCTATACCAGCCATATTATAGGTATTACAGGATGTAGAATAACTACCCCATTGATCCCATTCATGTTCTGACCATAAATCGTAACCTGTACCATTGGGTTTAACCACCAGCGTAGCATCCATATAGACCTGGTAGAAAAAATTGATGGCGTTAGCGTTGCTACCCTTGTTACTTATGATATCAGCCAGAGTTGCCTGCCATACGGTATTACCACCATCCAATGGGTTAGCCACGGTAAATGTAGTGGTGTTGATATTGGTATGGGTAGCCACATCGAAATTGGTAGTAGCTGTGATACTGCCTGGAGAACTGCCAGAATTGCTATTTATCTCAGCATAGTAGACATTGCCATAGCTATCGGTACCAGAACAGGCAGAATAACCAACAGTCAGTGTGGTGCGCACACTGAATTCAACATCAAAATTAGTAGCAGGTCCACTGTAATTATTGAAATCGACTTTGATAGTGCCATCGCCATTGATATGGCACCAGGTGAATCTACCAAAGGAGCTAGAATAATCACCGATACCATCAGTGTTAGTACGATCACAAAAACCTTTGGCATCAATACCAGCGTTTGGGTTGGCCCTGTATTTGCTCATATGGTCGTCGAATTCGACTTGGATTTCATCGATAGTCATTCCAGGGAATTTAACCTCTAGCAATGAGATATCAGGCCCTTTATCGGCATCTTCTGGGTGTAAAAAATTGCAACTACCTAGCAGTGCAATAGCGAAAACGAATAGTAAATTTCTCATAGTCAATTGTTGTTTTGATTTAATTGTTGATATTCAATCAGTAAATGCTACCAATTCTGGTTCTAGTTTTGTCACCTCTTCTTTGATCACCCGATTCCAATAATTGGAAGTTAAATTATCCAACTTATCCTCACAATTCGGACATTCCACTGGTTGCGGATCTCCTGGTTTTATAGTTATTTTATTGCTCATCATTTATGGATTTTATCATATAGACCCTCAAAATCCTTAAGCTCAATCCAATCAGTAAGTTCGATACAATTGATCATAGCTGCTTGGCTATCATTGTACTTTTTTCGACTGCGACTACTGTCATTAAACCCAAGCCAGCCTAGCATAGTTTGAAGAGCATCTGCTCTATTAACAATACCCAGTTGTTTTCTTACAACGTTGGTATACAGCTTGGATTCAGAGCCATCGTGATAACTAATAGTCAGTAACCACCCAGCTACTCTTGTTTCATCTGCCATTGTTTGTATTATTTGATCACAGTACCCGCCCAGGAGTGCTGTGAATAGGTATAGAATCTTCAATAGTAACACCAAATACTACCACCGTCAACCCGTTATCATATTCATAGTAGGGTTTGCCATCACCGTGTTTGCCATCCCAATTCCAGTGTTCTTTTGGATCATGCATAAGGAATTCCGTTTTCGCATTACCCCATTTATTGTTGTATCCGGAGTAAGTTGATATGTACACATCTTTCTTATCACTTCTGGCCTTATCTATCACACCTATGATGGATTTATCAAGCATGTCATAGACCTCTACTATTTTCTTCTTTATCCTCATTTTACCTGATGTACAGTATCAATAATCAACAGTTTCCTATATACGTCTTAGTTTGGGCATGCAGTAAAAGTTTTTCTCACCCATCTGATGGGCATCAACCACTGGTATGAATTGTGCCATACAATTTTTTATTCTGCATGGCACAATTAAGTAACAGGTTTCACCATCCAGGGTTAAAAGTAGGTTGCGGAAACATGCATGAGATTGCTATCCGGATAGGCAATATAGCCGACGCCAAGCTTGAAACCATTAACATCTTTTGGTGTCATATCAGACCAGTCGACCTCTTCATCTCCTATATCGCCCTCGAATTTGAACGATATTTCAGGAATAGTACCATCCACTTTCTCGATAGTGATACCAGCTATTTTTGTGGGAGCATCTGCACCATAAAATTCAAGCCTACCACTATTTCTATCTAGTGTAATACCCAGTTTTCTTTCTCTCTCAGTCAACCACTTATCAAAGTCTGGAGTGTTGAAATAATCAAGATATGCCTGGACTACGGCAAAGGACAATACAGTATTTCTAGTCCACGCATTGTCGGCATCCCACATACTAATACCATATTTGGCAATAACCGGATGCTTAATATTTTCCATCACTGGTTGCGGTTCTTGGCTACTACTTTCGTTCACCTCTCCGAATTTTGGTAATTTTTTCATTTTGATAGTAAATTTTTATTGTTGTGTTCATTTTTCATTTTGATAAGAAATCATCTCTGTACATAATCAACAGATCACCAGTAACAGTGCCAGTAGATCCTACGTACTTCGGTAATCTGTCAGATACATCATAGGATTCGTCACTTTTATGGAGAGTGGCTTTACCGTAACCACCGAAGCCTACTTTATAGATCAATCTATCACCATTTGAAAAATCAATGGTTAGGTCGGTTTTATCTTCACTGATTATACCAGTAGTATTTACCACTGTAACAGGCTCCAATACAACTTTGAATCCTCTTATCTCAGCGATTTCTTCCTTTTCATTTGACAAATCACCGATAACATCCACTCGCCAGGATTCGTTTACTGATTCAGCAGACTCGTTGATATCTTGAAATTTTGGCAATCTTTTCATTTTTTTATGTTTTTATAAACATTTATTCTAACACGACCATCAAATTTGTAACCAGGACCACTATAATCACTAAAAGACAGTTGCATAGTACCAGCGTTACCATTAACCACTGTCCGTTCAACTTTGGCTTCGTCTATTGTGGTAATGATGGTCAGTTTGATTCTGTTTTGTTTACAGAATTTTGTGGCGTATGATTTCATTTCTTCAAAAATACGGTCATAATCACCATTGAATATAATTATATTTTCTAATTCGTAATTGTTGTCCGTTTTGATCAACTGAGCACCAAATTCAGCACCAAGTAAATATTCAGCATCGTATTGGCTGAGGATGTGATCAATAAATCCGCCCAACCCAATGTATTCCAGCCACTCCATGAAATTATTAACATCATCCACAAAAGCTTTACCACCATCCATAGCCGCAGACACTGGTAGTAGATCAGCTCTGAGTTTTGACACCCTATCAATCATTTTTCTAGCGACGACTCTCCATCTGTGTGCTATTTGTTTATCGGAATAAGAAGATTTTTCTAAATAATCACTAATATTCCCATCCATATGTACTTTAGTGCGGCCTATAGATTTTTTCACATCAGCCAAACCAAATTTATTGCCTATGGTAGGTTTTAAATTCATGCCAATATCAATTAGTTGTTCGATATTGTCCATATTACGGAATATTTCAGATATGATTTGGTCAAGATTCGCACCTGATGATTCGTTTATTGATTGTGAAGATTCATTAATTGATTCCCAGAATTTAGGTAACTTTTTCATTGCTTATTATTATTTTTTTTTGATTACACAGTTTGAATCGACATATTTCTTTATTTGATCGAGTACTTCCGATAGGCAGCTAGTAGATCACCTATTAGCGTATCATGATCACCTGTATGTGGTTCTACCCCTCGTATTACTCTACCGTTGATAGCGAATTCTATCTTAGGGTCCATTGTAGGAAGCTTCTCCGCACGATATTCGTAAAGTACGACATCACCATTAGTCATAGTGATCCTCAAATCTGTGCTGTCATATGTTATCTCTCCTTCTACACTCTTCACTCTAATTTCAGTAGTCATAGCAAAGTCCATCGCTGCGCGTTTCTCCTGAGAGGTACTAAACATTCCATCTACACTGGCACTCCAGTTAACGGATTCCTGTATGCTTGAGTATCTCTTATTAGTGGATTCATTAATTGATTCTCCGAATTTTGGTATTTTTTTCATTACCTATTTTTTGTTAAAGTTTTATTGTTATTTATTAGTTTTGCCTAACATCATATCCCTATACATGATCAGTAGATCTCCAACCAGTGTACCAGTAGAACCAGAATAGTAGTTATTAAACTTGTTAAGTTTATTACCGATCTGTCTCCCTTCGATCTCCATTGACATAATACCGGTATCAGCAGCAAATCCGGCCATATAGGTTATTGTATCACCATTTGACATAATTATGGTAATATCAGTATTATCCTCATCTATCAGACCAGTCACAGATTGTACAGTAATAGGCTCGTATATCACCTTGAAATCAGAGGCAAAATCTTTTTCACTTCTGGCATCAAAAGGCTCTAGTACATCAGCCCTCCAGACAGTCTCATTTATGGGTTTCGATGATTCGTTTATCTCTTTGAACTTTGGTAATCTTTTCACTGTTTATTTTTTTACACCTAGATAATAAAAAGTCTGCTAATAGTCAGTAACCTTTGGGTTGTTAGCCATAAAGCTCACTATATGAACACGCACGGAATGCGTATCATTTCTATATTCTGTATCACCTATATACACACAAAGTTTACCGCTTCTTCTGGCATTTAATTCCTGGGGTTTTGAACGAGCTACCCAGCTATTATTATACACTACCACATCATTTCTACCGGATAATCTGGATATCAGTTCATCTCCGGAGGCCATTAAATAGCCCTTAACAACAAAAAAATGATCACCGCCATTCTGGAGATCATACTGCAAACCTGGTGGTTTTGTGTCTATATCATCAAGAGCCGATTTTAAAAAACTATCTACTCTATTAAAATTGCTGACTATATCGACACTATCGACACTATGCTTTCTATTGTCAAACCTGTAGTTATCAAGTTTAGTGGCCATGGACCGTAGTTTTTTTGATAGATTTTTGTTGTAGGCATTGGATTGCCTAACAGCTATGGCATACGACGCGCTTGATAACTTACCAGATAAACTTTTGAAATTAGGCTTGGGTGCTGGCGATGTATTAATCTTAGCGGCTGTACTTTCTAGATGATCGATAACACCAGAAATCGTATCGTGGGTACTGGTATTTGCCTCATTGATAGATTGAGATTCGTTTATTTCTTTGAATTTTGGTAATCTTTTCATTGTTTATTTTTTGTTAAAGTTTTATCGTTATTTTTTGGCTATCATTCTACACCAATCAGAAGTGCATATTCATGATCAAGCACATATCCCAGCTCACTGCTCCAATCATTGACCATGTGGCCTAACCTCCAGGTTTCGCTTTGCCATTTCTCACTATCGGTCTTAATATCATTTAAATCAATGGCATACACTGCTGCACCACTTTTTCATCATTTGATATATTTAATTTATGTATTTCTAGGAACTGTGCCAGACATATTTAGCGTTGCCACAGTTGTATGTTTTCATGAATCCCAGCTCGTCCATTATTGTAGTCTCTGATCTGGTATCGGTTTTACTAATTACACCTTTCTTCACAAGATTCTTTTTAGAAAATTGCCTGCGATTGTACCTGAACCCAAACACATCGACATAGAAATAGCCTGGAACTGTATTATGGCTAAATTGCATACCCAGTTTATCATACACCGATCCGGTAAAGAAGTCAAGGAATGCGTAAGTATAAATCTCTTTGGGATCATAATTACGCAAGAAATACTTAAACATCTTAGAGGCACCACCAACCACGGAAAAACCGATACTGGTAGCTAATCTCCCAATCTCCCAAAGAGATTCAGATTTATTCCTAAGATTAAAGGTCATCACCGATCTAAGTTCATCTTCGTAGAATAGACCAAGATAGACAGATCCTACTAAGTGACCCTGGATATGATTTTTATCCAGGAAATCCTTGACATCCTTGAATTGTAGCACACGGAGATCAGTCTTACGAGCATAAATACGAGTACAATTCTGTAGGATAGCATTGGATATAATGGACTTAACGATATCTTGACGATAAATCCAATCAGTCTCCCAAATCTGGATAAGACGGATACCTTTTGATAGAGCATGATTGTATTTTTCTTGGTGGTAATTACGATGCTTTATTCTGGTGCTATGCCAGTATGAACCGTTGTACTCGATACCAAGCTTAAGCTCCGGAAGGTAAATATCAATCTCATAGGGGTTGATTGGTGATCTGGTATTGGTCACGACTTCACCATTATAGATAGATTCGACCCAGGCCGCTACATCTTTCTCTGCTTGGGATCTCATCTCACCGATTGGATTACAATGAGTGCAAAGTTCTATCCCATGTTTAATGACCCTATCCCTGGCGAACCCCGATGAAGTAGTGAATATTTCTCCACACTTCTTATGTAGGAAGGACACCTCTAACTTATTCTTGAAGGATACCACTTCATATGGCAGATTTGAATCTATAAACCTGTTATTCCAGATTCTAGATGCCTCAGTCTTAGATTTAGTTCTCAGATACGGATCATTAAATGGATGCATACCGGAGTCTTGCATTTCTTTGTACAATTTTTGGAATCCAGCAGACTGCATGGGATGTTCTGTGCCCCATCTTTCCAGACTGGCTCTCTTGTATTCATTCTTAAAATTATCGGTTAGTACATACCATCTTTCGCCGTACTTCTCAAGATTGGCTTGTTCCAATTTCTCCCTAAGTGGACCGTGATTCCAGTTGTGCTCAACGCCGTACTTTTCGACCATGGTAGCCCTTTGTTTCTTGATAGCATCATTATCTTTTATGCCTTTAGAGATTTTATCGCGCATCCATTCATCTTTACAATCGTTACATGGCTTATATGCATGGCCCACACCGTTGTAATTTCTGCCAAAATCAGCATCATTTTCACCACAATATTCGCATTTGGGTATGTCCTTTATACCATGCACAAGATGGTGAATACGGCGACTATTGGTACTGTCATCCGGCAAGAAGCTGGTGTATTTTTTAATAAAGGTGTCTAACTTCATATTCCTAACGGTTATACCAACTTTCTTAGTACCATAAACCTGTTTAAGAATATCAGTCAATTCCTTTTTGGTATAAGATACGTCTTTCTGCTCCTCTGGTAATTCATAGCCATCGCCGTACTGGGATTGTTTAGCCCTTAGTGCTCTGTAAGCTTTAGAGCACTCTTTGCTACAGGGCTTATAGCCATAAGTGGTACCTTTGTGTTGATTTTTAATCACCACACCAATCTTGCCCCATTTGTTACTAACACCACCGCAGCTAGGGCATTTACCTGGATCAATATTATTTTCTATAACATGCCAGCACCTTCTGTTAGTCTTAGCATCATTGGGTAGGAAATTAGTAAAAAACGTAAGACGCTCCAGCAATTCCTTACGTCTATTGACCATATTAGTCAGATTGGTAGGTGATTGCTCTTTGAGAGATATTAATGTTGATCTTAGTTCGTTATAATCCATGCTTTTATTGATTATAAATATGCTACAAACCAAGGTTTCTTAATCAGAGAAAACCATTAATTATAGTGGTTACAGATCAGTGAAAAATATGCAGGCTGTGCGGTTAATAACCTCCATCCTCAAAAGTGATATTGATACCTATTATTGTGGTAATCGCTATGATTAAATTTAAAAACAGAGGACGGAGAATATAGTACTCACATTAAAGGAAAGAGTGGGGAGAGTAATATGAAAATGGCCCAGAAACCCCGTCATTAGCGGGTTCTGGGCCATAAAATATACTATGAGAAAACTATTCTTCTATTAGTTCAACGCGAATCCGTTGGCTTCCTCTACTAAGAAAGTCAAGTAATTGGTCTCTGGGGCACGACCTCCTTCGGCCAGCGCGTATCGAGACTTGAGCGCTTCTTTTGGGGCCATGGTGCCCTCAGCGATGGTACTAATCTTCTCTGCTAAGAGATATGGGCACATCTTGATTCCAGGATCGGTTTCGTTACCTTTACGGAATACTGCTACCCGTCCATCGTTTACATCCATCAGAGGATCTTCGTAAACTTTGATACCGTTCAGTGTTCCCACAAAGTAAAGCCCTGCGTCGTTCAAGTCGTTGTTGAATGGTGCTGCAGTAAATCCGCGAACATCCCTCAAGGCGCTAGCCAAATTGGTGTTCATCACTGCACAGTCACCACGTCCTCTGCGTGAGCGGTTGTTGATCAAGGCACTGGCCTGTGTAATGCGTGTTACCAGTCTACGCTGCATGGAACTGAGATTCTCAGAAATAGCAGAAGAGTTAGGCAACGTACCAGCTGCTCCAGGAATTGTCAGAGCGGTAGATCCGTCAGCGCCCAGGTAAGACTTGGCAGATCCGGTATTACCAGCTGTATCCATGTACAAGTTCAGGTTGTTAGAACTGCTGTTCTGTACCAGATTATAGTGGTGCTGCCATCCGAGTGCGAAAATACGGCCCAGGATATGATCATTGATGTGCTGGCTCAGTTGATCCTGCAGTACAGTATCACCAAGTTCAAGCGCATTGATTCCATGATCCATTTCCAGGTCTTGGATTTGCTCGGTAGTGTATTCGATATCAATGTGTACGGTCTCGGCTGCGATGTTCCGGCTCCAAGTCCTCAATGCCATTGAGCGGTAGTAAGAACGCTCCCCTACCTTACGGCTCATAGGTGCGTTGTATCTTGCTCCATCCTGGCGACCCATGAACCATGCGCTGGTATCATTAAGCCCTGCTCCAGACATACCACCAATGAAGTTGGTAAATCCTTCCACGTAATCTACAGAATCAGGATCAAACCCGAGGTAGTTGGATGCATCGGTATAAATGGCTGCGCTGTTTCCGGAAGTATCAAAGAACTCTTTAACCACTTGGCTTGTCCAGTCAGTACCAGATGCTCCAGAGTTATCCTTCTGTTCGTCCAATTTGAAAACGTAAGACCCGTCAAGACGGTGCTTACCTACGTAATAAACATCGACGATATCTTCACCAGCGGCGGCGGCAGTTTTGATAGTGTACTTAGTACCAACTGTAAGAGTTGGTGCAGTACCAGTAGCAACACCTTTTACCTTAACCACAAGGGGCTTTTTGGTAGTAGATTCCAGACGGCCATCGCCGTATACAGGTTCTACGATGTAGAGTGTTCCGGATGATTTTTCCATGGGTACAACAGGTACCAGTTCAAAACCGATTGTGTTGGCCATTACCTCAATAAAGACTCCGAAGAGGTTGGAATAAACTTCTCCAGACCCGCGATCACCAGGATCTCCATAAAAGTTGGCTAATCCGGTATTGGGATTGTTACCGAGGGCAATACCACCACGACCAGGAGTACCATCCAATGTGGCAGTGGACTCATTAAGTGCGCGGACGTGTGCCATACGGGCTATTACTTGCAGCGCCTCTTCGTTGAGGTTACGCTTGGTTGCACGGTTACCGATCTTTGATTTGATCTTAGGTACCCATTTATCGATAATTTGCCTGCGTTCCAGCAAAGCTTGCTTTTTTCTTAACATGATTATTCTATCTTTTTTTCGTTAGCGTTTAAAAAATTAAAGTTGTAACAAAGAATCGATTACGTTGTCGTCGTAGCCGAGATTGCTAATTTCCACTGAGACGGCTTCTTTGTGGATCTGGTCAGATTCGTTAATACGAACCAAGCCTGGTTTTTCTACCAGAACACTTTCCCAGAACATCTCGATTTCATACGCATTACGCAGATTCTTTAGTTTAGAAAGTCCAATGAGCTGTTTACGCTCAGTATCACCCAAAGAATTCCAGCTATGCACTAAATTCTCAGGGATAAAGGAAACGATATCAGTGTTAGGATTTTGTTTGGCCTCATTAATGATGCCAGTAATCCTTTGGACATTCAGCCTTTCATTTGCAGCTACCTTTTTAATTTTGCCCGCTACCCTTGCCTTTGTATCGGCATTAAGACTGTCAAAAGTCGCGATACCTTCCTTATCCAAGCCAATTAGGAATGGATAAGATTCATATAGCCTTGATACCTTTTCATTAACCTGTTTTTGGTTTAAGCTAAAAATGGTATTCTCTACTACACCATTAAGACCCTTCAGATCTATGATCTCATTGGTTCTTCTGGATGTGGCTCTAGTAGATTCATATATCTTATTAGTACGTTTCGATTCGTTAGTTGGTACACCCTCTATTCTATCACCGATTTCGTTGACTCTTTCAACTATCGCGTCGTTGTGGTCAACCAGTTTATTGGTGAACTTAGTGGTGAAGTTAGCGTAGTCATGGAGTTTGTTAACCCTTTCAACTATCAGGTCATTGTGGTCAGTGAGATCATTGACTCTTTCAACTATCAAGTCATTGTGATCAGTGAGACTATTAACCCTTTCAACTATCAGGTCATTGTGGTCAGCCAACTTATTGGCAAAACTGGTGATAGTGTTGGTGTATTCGATGAGGCTATTGTGCTCATTTACTGATTTGTTGAAGTTCTCGGCTACGTAGTTAGAATAATCAGTAAGCTGATTAACACGCTCGGCTATCATATCAGCGAACTCTATCAGCTTATCAAGCTTTTGTTCTAAATCACCACTTTTGTCCATTTGAGCTGTTGCGCGATCCAACTTCTCAGTGATGCTATTGATATGGTCTGCTGTCATGTCAAGGTACTTAACAATGGCCTTGTTTGGGCCAACAGCTTCATTGATGGTATTGCGTCGCCTTCTTACGCGATTAGCAGCTTTAGTAGTATTATTCACTGTTTTTATTTTTTTGTTATCATTATTAACCCATTCTGTTATGTAGACCAGGTTTTTGTTAATCTCCTTCCCAGCAAACACTTCGTTGACTCTGTTGAGTTGTGCATCAGCAAAGCCAGGATTATCGACAATATCATAGGTGTAGATACTATCAAGAGTAACATCTCCAGACTCGTTGATATAACCGGATGCCCTAGAAGAAATATGTAGAGGAACACCAGCGTCGGCAATGGCTTTTGCCTTTTTGCCCTCTGGTGTATCTAAAAGTTCGATCTTAATTCTTACAGTATCATTTTTTTCTTCGTAATATAGATCAACGATTTTATGGCTAACATTTTTCATGGAAACGGCAAAACCATCTGGGTGATCAAGCTCCCCCAACAATCTGTTGGATTGAGCCTTTTCTCTTAGGGCTTTGATGTGACCTAGGTAGTCATCCCTGTCATAGATACGACCATTATTGTTGCGCTCGAAGTTAGCGCACATACCTTCGAATACATATTTACCAGAACTTGATTTGCTAAGGGGTTGATCCATAGCCTCTCTGATAAAATATTTTCCGGTATTATCGGACGCACCGTTAGCCAACGCGGGGCTATCAATAATTTGAGTTGTATTAGACATCTTTATCGTGTTTGCACTTTCTTTATTTATTTGTAAGCTAAGAATTTAAATTTTATATATTTATCGGGAAACCAGGATAATGATTGAGGCACTATAAAATATCAAAAAGTTGTTATGCAAAAACTAAACGGTATGCTTCATCTGAAGCAAGATTTTTTAAAAAAAGGCGTGGTAATAGGTGCAAAAGGTAACCATTATGATTTCGTCAACTTCGATATAGACCAATATGGTGCCACCCTTGGTGATCTGGTGCGTGGTACCGCCAAAATCTCAAGATATGTCGGTAATACCAGGGGTTTCTATAGTGTGGCACAACACTCAGTATTGGGAGCAAGAGCACTGCTGCTGCACGGAGAGGTAGATGCTGCTATGCAATTTCTATTCCACGACTTAGGAGAAGCCGTATACGGTGACTTTTCCGGACCAATCAAAAGGTTGATGGAATCATCCCTGGAAGGTCATGAATCTTTTGACATCAAAAAGTTGATGGATGCAGTTGATAGAGAGATATGTGTAAAGTATGGCGTAAAATGGCCACACGATGATCAAGTCCATATCGTAGACAAAAACTTGGCGCAGTACGAGTTGACCAACATGATGATGTTTAACAATCATGGGGAATACTGGGATCATGATTATGCCTATCAACAATGGTGCGCAACCTATAAGGAAGTCAGAACACACCAGTTAATAGCTAGTGGCAAAGCTGAATATGAGATTAACAGAATTGTAGAAATCGAGGTTGATACAATACAGTAGAAAACTAATTATAAATATCAAACAAAAAAAACAATTTGAAAATCATGAAACACAATATTATTTTGTTATTGACGCTGTTCATGGTCACAATCTTTAGCTGTAATAGCAATAAGCAGGTACAGGTAGAAGAGTACGAGCTGGATTGGCATGGCCTAGACGACACTGATACATCGGCTGGCTATAATTTTTGGTCAGATTTCAGAATGGACACGTTAAATATGGATAGCGTGAGGTACAATCCGGAAGAAGATGTCAGAATACTGCACTCAGAGCCGTTCAACCCATCATTTGGTGTGGATAAGTCATTAACGCTAGAAGACTATATCGGTAGTGCACTGGTGGTACACGATTATGAATCATGGTGTCCATATGGTGGTGTCAACATCAATAACATCAACCCCGACACACTATCCCAAACACATGTACGCATCATTAGGACACTTATAAAATACGTATGTGAGCCTAGTGGTAACATGTGTGAATCAAGGGGATGGATGGCTTTTAAAACCAATTATTACAGGAGCGATAACGGACCTGACATTACCAGCAGTGAACCTATGGAGCTGTTTTTGGAAACTGGGTACCATATTAGTGAAAACGCAGTGGTAATAAGAACAACTTTATTCAAATGGGAGTAATACACAAGGACCATAACGACAAAGTTTTATCAAAGGGTGATAAAGTTGTGTTCATTGATACCAAATCATCAAGATTTGTTAATGGCACAATTTTATCCCTTGGTAAAAGTAGGGTTACCATCGGTTATGAAAACAGAAAAGGGATATACGATATGACCACTAGGTTTCCTGATAAAGTAATTAAAATGTAACTAGAAAACCACGATCAATAAAAACAATAAAAGCACAAAAAGATGAGAATTTACAAAACACAAATCTTGTTACCGAAGTCACAGAGCGGTTCGAAGATGAAAACCACCAATTGGATGATAGAGGCAGAAAGTCTGGAAGAAACCGTAGAGGTATTCCACAAATTTTTACTGCCCCAACTGCAGGAGCAATACCCAAACAACGGTGATCTTATTGAAATCAAATCCATAACCCTCCAGGACCTCAAGGGGTATTTCGGTGATACTGATGACTCAAATATTTACACGGCTGTTGTGATGTTCAGGGATCCCGAAACTGACAAAGACATCAAAGAAACTTGGTTGGTGTACTCAGAAAACATCGAGTCTTGCTACAACTGTATCGAGGATACCTTTAGCCACGGTGGCGACATGGAAACCATCATGGACTTCGAGACCAAATCAGTGAAAATACTGGCAATCGAAGAGCTGGTAAGAGTCGGTTCGAGAACATCGACTATCTTGACCGCAGTTTAATATCAAATTGGTAATTTTTTGTTCAGGGGGGAGCAGGCGTATTGAAATGTCTGTTCCCATATTAATATAGAGAAATGAAAGGATACGTAACGGTTGAACAAGCTATGGAAATGGAAGTATTGGGGTTTATAGCTGGTTACCTTTTCTACGCTGGTACCAAACCAACTACGGAAATCGGTAAGCTGGTTATTGAATATTTCAAAGATAGACCACATTACATACCAGCCATAGATAGCGCAATGGGCAAGATGGCTAAATTGGAAACCACTGCTGATCCTGATGATACATCTGGTAAAAGAATAAGCGATGAATAGTAAAGCAGAAGCTAGACAATGGAGAATATACGGGTTCATAGAGGGTGTGTTGATGATGAATCCTGAAATGAACCAGAAAGAATTGGATGCGATAGTCACCAGTAAATTCTCTGGGTTAAGTTGGCATTGGGATACAATGGTTGTGGCCAGTTATCTGAACGACAAGGAATGTATGGATGAAATAAAATCATCAAATCAGAAAGCTATCAATAAGTTAAACAAAACACAATAAAAAAATGAAATTGAAACTACTACTATTAGCGTTGTTGCTACCATTAGTAACAGTAGCACAGAACCGACAACGGGATCTGGATTCCGATTGCATACGCCGTGGTATAGACACCATAGAGTCGATGAGATCACCTGAGTTATCAAACGAGCATGATCTAATATGGCCAAATACTGGTAGCACAGATGTTGCCTATATAGGCATACTAGGTAATAATGCCTGGGCAACGCTGTATTTTGACTGCGTGTTACAGATAGACACTCTACAAACCGTGGGTGAAGCATTGGATTTTATGTACGATAAAAAACCAGCACAGAATCACACAACCAGGACTATCACTGGTACCGAAAGATCCAATATGGATTCCATAATCAACCACCATAGAGATCATCTACGGGTAAGGGGTGTACCGATTGGTAGGGGTGGTGTATTCGGTAAACCAAATGATTACTATGGCTATACTGGTACTAAACCAAAAATGTACAGCCAGCAAATGCCAGTAGCCGAATATAGTTGGTTTACCAAAATGGGTATATCATTCATCAATGGAGACAGCACCGATTTATCATTGCATAACCTACTTTATACCAATGATTACTATGTGGATGGTGTAGAGGTAGACAGTATCATTATGAATCTCAAATGGGGCATACGCGGTACTGGGGTACCAGTGACAATAACCCACCTTACCAACAGAGATCAAGATATAACCGATACTAGTGGTACTGAATACCTCATAGTTGATTTATGGGCAGACGACGTGTTCTCACTAACTTTCGATGAAAACATGAACATGATCCCTGATTACCAAATAGTAAAAAAGCATAACAAATGAAAAACCTATTATTATTGTTATTATTGATCCCAGCGATGTCCTACCAGCAATCCCAATCCGTTGATGCCATGCTATATGGGTCAGGAATCCATATGGTGTCCGGCGAAGAATTCGTGGTAGATGAAAATAAGGGATTGGTGGTGGTCACTGATACATCAGTGGCATTTTATGGTATTGATCTAAAAGGTGATCCCTATTTCAAATATTCCTATAAGGCACTGGAGAGAAATAAAAATAACATCATCACATTTGACACAAAGACCAATAAACACCACATAATCCTACTAACGAGGGGTTTTGATGAGGTTGTTAATAGAGTTATTACCAGGATAGAGGACATCTGTGATAATGGTAAGAGCAGGGTTATCTATGAAGAAGATACCTATCAATCAGTATTATTAGACGGGTACCTAAGAGCTGGTGGTTTTTTACCAGAACTAGAGCCACCGAAGATCCCAGAATTTGAACTGACAAGGTATCGTAAACAGTATAAATTATGAAAGAAATAGTATCTGACCTAAAATCACTGAAAAAAGCGTTGGAATACTATGGGTTAGTACAGAGCAGCGATGAATCTAAGGTGGCTGTGGTATTTACCAGCGATGAATCTGGTCATATCATGTTCAATAACGAAGGCGATAAGGTTGATAATGACCAGACTTCGGTTATTGATACCATACTCGCGAACCCGAAATACCCCAAGGGTTATGATGGTCTACAATTATCCACAGAAATGATGGAATGGAGTGATATAGAGGAATATCATGAGATCAAAAATTTGGTTGATGAATTCATATATCAATACAAAAAAGATTTAGCACAATCCAAAACCACATAACCATGAAACAAACCAACAGTACAGTTATATCGAGTCTCCTAAGGTTAATGACCAATCTCAGGAGTGCATTAAAGTGGAAGGGTTCTTTGACGCGCAAATCACGTGGTAATATGAGGCTAATCATAAACGGTGATGGATCTGGTAAGATTGTGTTCATAGGTTCTAACCCACCTGATAACGAAACCAGGCCAGGCCATATGCTGGGAGAATACAACCTGTATATAGCCAAAAGACCACTGAGCTGGGATAATGAATATGAAATGGTGGAGGTACTATCTACTATCAGGGGTCTCATTAAACTGTACAAAGAAGCCAGAAAAGAAACTCCTAGTAAATCATAAAAAGTATAAAAATGGACAAAGATAAACTGTTAAGAACACCATTCATCGAGCTGTTTGCACCAAAAAATTTGGACGAAATGGTATTGCCATCAAGGATCAGAGAAGAACTAACTGGTGGTGTATACGATAACCTATTATTCCACGGGTTACCTGGGATCGGAAAATCACAAACTGCCAAAGTATTGTGTGCCAATATGAATTCTATGTATGTTAATGCATCGGCAGAAGGTAAGATTGATATCATCAGAGGTAGATTGACTGACTTCGCAGCAAATCAACAATTAGATGGTATCGGTGACGAGGGTAAGGTTTTGTTCTTCGACGAGCTTGAAGGAGCATCATCTCAATATTTCAGCGCATTACGGGGATTCATGGATCAATACAAAACTGTGAGGTACATTGGTACCACCAATTACATCAGTAAGATACCAGACCCTATCAAGTCAAGATTCAGGTGCATCAATTTCGATTTTATTAACGATGCGGAGAAAAAAGAGGTAAGAAAATCCTACGCCAAACGAGTGGTTGATATTTGCAAGCAGATAGACATGGATTTTGATGTTGGTGGATTAAAAAGGTTGCTGAATCTGTATTTTCCAGACTTCCGTACCATCCTGCAGACCATGCAAAAACTTTATGTCAACAAGCTACCATTGACAGAGGCATCACTAAGCCAGACCATATACAGCTATAAAGACATATACGAAATGGTTTGTAACACCAATTTGAAACCAGAAGATGTCCATACCAAGGTATTGGGGGAATACTACAACGATACCATCGGGATCTTATCAGCTATGGGTAACGATTTCATACAGTATATTCTGCAGGAAAAAACCGACTTCATACCTGGAATCCCTCTAATTATCATCGAGGTAGCTAATTACCAGGCTCTATTGCCGATGGTTATAGACCAGCAATTACTAGTAAAAGCGTGTTTGTATAAAGTAAACAGTATTATCAAAAATTGTAGAGGATGAAATTAACAGAATACGGGTCAGCTACTGGCCTTATCAGATTTGTTGGTGTCAACAAGACAAAAATAATGATCAGTATCTTTGTATTGGCATATCTAACCGTATCCATGATGAATGCTACCAATAAAGATTACTCTAGAATGGGGCATGATGAGATATTGGAATCATTGAACAAGGGGTCATCGAATGTGACTAACCAAAAAAGATATTCTTTTGTTATTGATTATGAAGAGGGAACTAGTGGCATCGTACCACAAAAACCAAAAGTAGTAAAGGCCGCTGTTAAAGAGGTGGAGGGGCAGGAGAAAAATGTCAGACCACCGTTGGGTTACAAGTTCACCGACAAAGTAGTAAAAAGAAAGGTTACCAAAAAGGATAGGCTGGATTATATAGCAAGGTACCACGGATTGGCTCAAAAACACATGAAGAAACACAAAATACCAGCTAGCATAACTCTGGCGCAAGGTATATTGGAATCCAATAGTGGATTTTCCAGGCTTGCTATATATAACAATAACCACTTCGGTATAAAGTGTTTTAGCAAAACCTGTAGCAGGGGGCATTGCACGAATTATACAGACGATAGCCACAAGGATTTTTTCAGAGTATATCAATCAGTGAGTGGTTCTTACGAAGGTCACTCTAGATTGTTAAAGAAACAAAGGTATCGGAAATTATTCAAGCTCAAGATAACAGATTATAAGGGGTGGGCACACGGGCTAAGGGCGGCTGGGTATGCAACCGATAAGAGGTATGCATATAAGTTGATAGGCATCATAGAAAGATTCAAACTTTATAAATACGATAAGATATGATAGTAGTAGTTGATATAAGTTTGTTGTTTTATAGACATCTGCACAGAACCGCTTACAGTGTGGGTGACCATGTATATGATCTCGACCAAAAATGGGTAGAAAGCCTGAAAAAAGATTCATTCAAATCTATAATGTACGACATCAGGCAATATGGCAATAATATAGACAAATTAATAATAGCTAAGGACCAGGGCAAATCATGGAGATACGACCTCAAAGATGAGTATATAAACATAAAGTACAAGTCCACAGATAACAGGAAAAAAAACCGCAAGAAGATCAACTCCCAGGTATTAAATAAGGCTATAGAGCATTTTTGCCAAGAGATGGAAACATTCGGTATGTGTTCTATAGGATTCGATTCCATGGAAGGAGATGATATAATCTACCTGGTTACTAAGCATTATTATGAGAAGCAGATACCTAGTATAATAATAACCAGCGATAAGGATCTCATACAACTTGTGAAGGTTAATAATAATGTCAGCAATTTTATAACTATATATGATGGTGCACATAAGAAAAAGTACCACTATATAACCGAAAGCTTTATGGATGATAACACCAAAAAGCCTGCCGATATTATGGACATATTTTCAACAGACATTAACACGAAACACCCAGGCCTGGAGAAGGTGCTGAAGTACCACTCCATGGTGGATACCAAAAAAAGCTTGCTGACAAAAATAATGGTTGGTGACACCAGTGATAATATACCACCATCCATGACATTCCAGATGAAAAATAAAACCCACAAATTCAGCAAAATTAACGCCAACAAGGTGTTTGACCATAACCCGTGGGTTGTGGATATAGAACCCAATGATTTATGGGAAAATAGGGATACCAGGCTCAAGTTGGCTAAGGCGATGTTTAATGTAAAAACCACATGTAATAATTACAGGGCTATAACGGATGCCGTTGATGCCATAAAAAGAAACATGTATTACATGTGGTTAAACGATGTGGTTTATAAGGAGTTCAGCCAACAGCACTACTATGCTACTAAGCAACACGTGTTGGATAAGTTAACCAGCGCTGCATACTTCGGAGATTATAGCCGTGGTCTACAAAGTGGAGACCTAACAAAGGGAACAATGTATAACTCAGAAACAGGTACAAAATACTTTTGATATGATAAGATGCGCAGTTTGCAAGATTTATGTTAACAACGAGGTACTGCTATTACAAAGACACAACCACGACAGGACTACCAGTGGATGGTGTCTCCCAGGCGGTAAGATTGATGACCACGAAAGAATCATCGACGGTATAGAGCGTGAGGTAATGGAGGAAACTGGTATAGATGCCAGTAATCTACTAACGTATAATGGACAATACCAGTCAGAGGTAAAAGGTGAGCCTGCATTAATACATGTTTATAGTATGGACTTATACAAAAAACCAGAAGTAGAACTATCAGATGAACACCAGGGTTATGAATGGGTTTGCCTGACCACCATCGATGACCATGAAGATCTGGCTGGTAACACTATCAGAGCTTTTAAAGTATACTAATTATTATAAAAATAGAAATATGGATGCATTTTTTGGTTATATGAAAGATTTCTTCCAAAATAAAGAATGGGAAGAAAAAACAGACAGCGAAAAAAACAAGAATTATTTCATGCTGCAGCGCTGGCTATCGATCAAGTACCCCGTAGAGATGAACATGTACAACCGCATCAAAGTCGACAAGCTATCCGCTACTGAATTGATGAGGATGAGTATGCTAAGGATATACAAGGGCAGAACACCGAAGTGGGTATACACCAAAACCAAAACGGCCAAGAAAAAGAAGAAACCAAAATACGATTTCTCAAAGTATAAAAGAGAGATATCCAAAATAATGGAGACTGAAATGATAGACCAAAAGCATATGGACTATAAAATCCAGTACAATCCGGAAGGTTTAATGGAGCGGTGTAAAAAAATGAAAGCTATACTGGATCAGAAGGTGTCTGCCTCTTGAGCACCTCTTAATACCCAGTAAGCATCCACAACATCGTCGATGGGTTTCTTGACCATCAAATAATCAACCTTAACTTTCTCGTATTTCCTGGATTTCGGTACCCTCCTCTTCACGGTTTTACTCCTTGGTACCACAACATCACAGCTATTATTTTTGAGGTAGCTAGCAAGCGGACATCCTTTGGGTTCTTGTTGATCAATAAATGACTGCATCATGCCCCACTTATCAAGCTTACCACTACCAGCTAACTTTTTCAGGGATGGACCAGGATGAAAGGTCATGTTGAAGTTTGGTATAGCCATTTTCATGAGCTTGTGCTTCAATATACCACCCAGTTCTGCTATCTGATAAGAGGCATCACCAGTAGATCCATAAGAATAATGCTCTATACCTATGTGCCACACAGTATCTTCTGGATCATAATCACCAACATAATCCTTAATGGTTTTTACTATCAGGTTAGTTAGCGATTCGCAATTCCAAAGATGATTCATATTCCTGACATTGATACTATCATTCTTTGATAGAGTATGTCTGTTAATAAAGAACAGACCCACGTACTGGCTAATATCTACTAATAGCCCATTAGACCTCCAATCCCAATCTTTTGATTTGCTGAACGATGTTTTCGATGGAAAGGCAAAGTACTTCGGACTAGGATTATCATCAGTGGAAACAGCAATGGCTGTAGAGGTTAATGATAGGTCTATACCAACATAGATTTTTTGCATGGATTTTATTGATTTATAGTAAATCTATGCAAATTAGGTTTCTAAATTATCAATTTTTATACGGTATGATCGACTGCTTATTGAACACAAGGTAGGAATAATCATTAGCGACGGAAATTGACATATTAATCTCATCATCGGTAAACCCCTTCTTAGATAAGTATTGCCTAATTTTATTATCGTCGTATTTAGTGGTAGTATTGCTATCGTATTCGTTCATATACCTTATGCCATCTAATGGTGCATAGGGATCGGTAGCCCCACAGAACAACTTTATATCCGTTCTATTCAGGTTATCATATGGAGATAACCTAGTATTGTAGGCTAGGTTATTATCACCAGACCACCGCACTAAGTCATCAAAGGCTTTTATGAAATCACGCACTTTCCATAGTTCTAGATCAATGAAATCCATAAAGTTGCCCTTGAGTTTATAGGATTTGATTATTTCTGTATAATCGATACCATATAATAAACCCATTTCACCACTGTATCTATGTTTATGGCGCATGGCACTTTCGGCAAAATTCCAGGCTTGTCTGATATTACCAAAATGGTATCCTATGTCATTGGTTTTGAATTCATCAACTGTAAATTCCCCTGAAGTACCATGGAAAACCACCAGATCCCTATTATTGTATTTCAGTATATTATTATAGGATTCAAACAGTAAGATGCGCATTTTATTTTATGTATCATATCCAATTTACCAACTTCAAAATATTAGTGGTAAGCTGTCCTATTGGTATGGAGTAGAACATAGATACACCCATCAGATAGAAGAAGTAATGGTAGGATGCCTGATGATTTTTGTGACGTCTACGGATGTGGTATATCAAAGACAAAGCCAATAAGGCTCCGGTAATACCAAATATGACCAGGGTGATAGGTTCATACTCACCAAACACTATGCCCATAGAAATACAACAACCAATTAAGAATGAATAGAATATCCTAAGATGTGCTTCGAGTCGTGTGATATGCATTTTCCAAGTAGAAAAATTAACCTGCACAAGAAGGTGATAGAAAGCTTGGTAGAATGTAAATATAATAACAATTGGTAGTAAATAATCTAGTAGAAATTTCATATTATTCTTTGGTGGATTTGGCAAAGTTGTTCATCTATATAGTCTAACAAAGTATGTATGGCTGATTCAGCATCGACTTGCCAGGAAATATAGATGATGAATGCCTTGTTGCCCATATAAGATCTATGGAGTCTAATACCATCAATGAGGTCCATCCCCTGCAGATAGTCTGGATTGGTAGGTTTGGAAAGCATTAATAAGAACCTATTACCTACGCCATCGTTTTTAAGTTTGGCATTGACTATACCACAGGATATAAACGTAGTATCAAAGTTTGATCTATACCAGCCATCGTCTCTCACATCCAACGAATCAAATGTGACTACCAAACTTCCATCAGTAATAACAACCAGGGTATCAATAGCAATACCAGGATCAGGTTGGGGGTCGCTGTCAGATAGGACATCAGTAAAAAGTAAAAATCCTGTTAACAACAACAAAGCATAAAAATAAATTGCATTATAACGCATCTGGTTCTGGTTTTGATGGTAGGAATTCGCTGGGTACCGCTGGTATAACGCCAGCTTCTACGCAGAGCTGGTAATGATCGAGGTTTACCTTAGCTATAGCATAAGAAAATGCCCACTCATTGAAAAATTTCTCACCAGGATCAGCATAAATTTTTGATAATCTTGTGTTAATCGACCTAAATAGTTTATAAACTTCACCAACTATACTGGTAAGTCCAGAAATATCACTTATGTTTCTTTCTGTAGCCAACTGAGTAATCCTGGATAATAAGGTGTTGATAGTCCACTTAGCGGCCTTTACCATGGAATCAGTATCCCCAGCATCAGCTATGGATCGAAAGTTATCGACGAAATCGGAGGTGTTATTGAATTTTTTCATGTTTTATATCTATTTAATGTGTCACCGACACACAATAATCTATGTCTCATCTGGGCGTAGGTTTCATTAACCGACGCTATGAGCTTGGCGCTAGCTTGTTGTATTTCTGATTCATACTCTACCCAGGTCTCCCATGTCATAATATTGGGTGTTGAAGGGTCATAAATAGGTGCTGGCACCACAGAAAACTTCGTATCTTTGTGCCAGCTCCTAGCACCTTCTCCATCGGTTTCTGATTCAAAATAATAGTTACCCTGTTCATTGACATTGACAGTTTGTGGTATGATCGACATGGATTTCTCACCTAAATCCATAATCAGTCTAACTGTAGTGATTTGTGGGTCTGTTTTCTTAGTCATGATATATTTTATGTTTTATTTCAGTATCTTTACCCATTAGCCTATAGCAAATACAACCAGGATTATCATTGGCGTATGCTATTTCTTTTTCATTGCTACTGTGTTTCATGTCTCGCTTTATACCAGCTTTAGTTGTACGCCAAACCATATCTTTGATGGCATCAACAAACTGTTTTTTGGTAAAACCAGTACCGAAGTACCTTCTATTACGGTATTCATAAAGTAACACCTTCTTTCTATTATCAATGCCGACAGATATTTTGAGCTTGAATTTTTTCTTGAGCATAGACTTTACGCGAATTTTTACCATTTCCATGGCTTTCTTATCATCGGAGTTGATGGGTCTCTTCATTTTAACCTTGGTTTTCCACCAATCAACAGCCTCATAGGTAGCATCAACGCAGTATGATGATTGCTCCTTATCCAAATTAAGCTGCGAAGATAGACTATTAGCCAAAAAGTTGATAAATTGGTCTTCCACCACCAGTTCCTCCTTTTTATCAGCCAATATGCCCTTTAACAGCCACATATTAGTAGCGTAATATTTCCTAGAGTACCGATCATTGATATAGTATTCCAGTTCATCGATATCAATACCTTCATAATTAATAATGTTGTGATCATAGCGATCAATTAGGTAGGTTAACGGTACCTTTCTTTTATGACCATCGTAGTCAGTGTATACGGTATCTTTGGGGTTGTACCTAATACCATAAGCTATATCGGTATTTTTATCTTTGAAGTGTGCGGCATTGGGTGATTTGGATTCAATAACATGATAAATACCAGATTGAGGAGGTGGTGGGATGGCGAAATCGTTAGCATAATAGGCCAGTAACCTATCCCTATAATCCTTTTTATAAGATTCAACGCCGGATGTATCAAAGTATATGCGATCGCCAACATCGATAATCTGGTTAAGCTGTTTTAGCCATTCCAGATAATCAGGTCTACCATCACTTACGCGATTTTCTTCATCAGCCACCAATAACAGGTGGTCTTTGTAAGATTCAGGATCGAATAACGACACATTTGATGGCATATCATACACCTCTGTACGGTTAATGATACTTTGTATAACCATGAAATTTTTACTGTAGCCGTGTATAGTATCCTCGACTTCTTCCTTATCTCTATCCCATCTGGCGTTTTCGTACTTTTCGTATAATTTAGTCAGATCATCAGATAACGGGAATAACCTAGGACCAAAATCCATATTGTCATCACAGATTCTGTATAGATTCTCACCATTCCTGATTAATAGGTAAGGCACCTTATTATTCACATTAATGATACTATCTACCCAAGGATCTCTGGTATAAACCTTGTTATATCGCCTTGGTTTAAGCAATACTATGCACTTGGGTTCGGGTACCAATTTTAAGTAATTATCATCCTCCACAACCCATTTATCAAAATCTGACATGTTGTAAAAGTCAAAACCACCATCGGACGGATCGCCTATCTCTTCGTCCATATACAAAGTCATCTGCCTGATGTGCAATTTGTCATCTTGAGAGGCATTCTCCCCTTCCCCAATTTGTACCAATTCTGTGCTAATACCAGCATAGATCTCCAGGACAGCAATAACTTTCATTATAGACTTTATCTTCTTCTGGAATACAGATAAAGTTTTGTTAAGATCGGATATCATTAATGAATGAATAGCCTTTATATCAGCTATCTTTCTGTTAACAGCGGCTTTTATCAAATTGGCCTTGTTCCTGCTTCTAAACGCCTCTGATACCATGGATTGCAAGTATTCCTTGCTGGCTGTGCTCATAACTGCGGTGGTGTCTACAGCAGGTTCTTCACCAGCAGCTGGTATAATACCCTTAATATCACCACCATCCATTTCTGAATGAACTAACCTCATGAGTGTTTGGCCGTCAGGGTATTGGTCATTACAGATAGCAAAATTTTCAAGAAAAAACGCCGCAGAAATTTCATCAGTAGTGCTGTACGAATAATAGCCCTCATTTGCTAATTTGACATAAACCACAAGATCATAAATCTTGTGGCCCATAGGATTCTCCTTGGTATCATTGGTCTTTTTGCTATCTATGATTTTTTTAACGAACACATCAACAACCTCGTTGATGGAGCCATTATTTATCATAACCACATTGCTATTACCTGGCCCTTTGGAGTCTTTGGTTTTAAGAAGATTATGGCACTGGTTTACCAAAAAATCAGTGATTAAACTATCTGGTCGTTCATGATCACCCAGATCATTGGTATAGTTATTATCCTTGGCCACTGCATATTTGTAGCCAATAACGCGCCGCCAGTCGTCATCATCATGTTCTGCGGTTACAGAGTCATTGGATATGACTATCCATTGCCAGGACATATCCTGCGCTAGTATCTTCTGACCTTTTGTTAACCTGTATTCTTTAGGCATAACATCCACGGTTATTTCACCTTGTGTTATACCTTTAGATTCAAAATCGGCAGAAATGGTATCTCTGACTTCCAAATAATATTTGTTATCTATCATTGACATATTAAAGTAGTTTGTCTATGGCATCTGCCCAGGAACACATGTCGTCATACCATACTCCAGGCTTAGTAGTAGTATAGATGAATGGTTCACGATCAAAAAGTGCTGCGAAGCTAATATCCTGTCGTGTATTGGGGAAAGGCCACTTGTAATCATATATCTCACCAATCCTCAAGCTATCATAGAAAGATTCGACGATTTCCCAGTCATATCCCCCAATAAAGAGGCCGTGCATACGCCTGTCATACATAGACTTTAACTCGCCAGCGCTATCAATTTTACAAACATTTATCAGTACACTAGTAGCAGCACACCCAACACAAACCTCATGGCCCTTAGTATCGATATCAGATGTTAAGTAGGTTTCCATATCAATCCCAAACCATTTAAGATCACCAGCTGCTTTGGTGGCATCAACCATCAATCTTATGTGGTTTGATACCTTTGATAAATCATATGATTTTTTAAGTCTGGGTACATAGGCCATGCCAGTTAAATTGATATCCATAATTTTTATTTTATATGAGTTACTAATCCAGATTCCCTGTTTAAAGTATTGTAATCAAATATCCATTTATCACCAAAGTAGACGTTGGTGCCATAGAAGGTAATAGTTTTTGGGTTTTCTATTATGGATTCATGGAGCACCGCCTTGGTTTTTTTATCCATGAAAGACGCTAGTCCATTAGAATACACCCATATTTCCAAATTCCCATAAACCAGGATAAGGACTCCAGGCCTACTGATCCTGAAATCCTTATCCCTTTGTTGGAACAATGCCCAATCTACCCATAGTCTATGCCAGTAATCTATATCCTTTGTCATTGTTTTTTTTAATTTAAACAATTAGGATTTACTGGTTTTGATATTTTAACGAGGGTCATAGCTGGTAAAGAATGAAGGTTCTGCCCAGAATACCAATGATTCCTTGTTGACTTCTAATACACCCTTTGTTCTTCTGAGAATTCTAGTAACGGTAGGTAGTGCTTTATTGGTCAACCTACCTTCAATGTCATGTTTAACACAGTGTGGATAAACCATATTGGCCACATCAACTGCCCTGAAATCCTCTTCAACTGGTATGCTATCCCTAAATTTGGCCAGCCAAACTGGTATAACCTCTAATTCACGATTTTTCATAGGTATTTAATATGTTTTATTGGATTAAATAATTCTATTTCATAGTCATAACTATCTCTAACCTGCGATTCACAGTCTAGCATGGCCAGGTCGCTAGCCTGCATATCCGCATACTTGTAGTCATCTGCCTCTACTATATGATACTGACCAGCTTCATTATCGATCTTGACCAGCCACTTTTTGGGGATGATATACTTTTTATCATCAAAGTCGGGTGTTAAGATATCGGGTGGCAAATCAGAAACCCATAGAATATCCTTGATAATATTTGTCGGTATCCTATAGCCAGTCCTATCAATGATGACATAACCGTTAAGTTCAAAAATCCGTTGCGTTACAGTGATAATAGCACTACAAGCCATATCAACGGCATCACCGAAATTGTCTGCGACCCCACGACTTATGTTTTCAGCAGTCCTATCAGCTATACGACTAATACTTGGCTGACAACCGATGGGGTCAGCTTTGTATTCAGCAGCCATAAGATATATAGTATCGGAATAAGCATCGAGGTGTTGCTGGCTAGTGATTACATACGCGTAGGGGGATACTACTGATGATCTATCGTGATAATTAATCTTTGCTATAGATAAGAAACTGCCCATATAATAATTGTTTATATTTTATGAATCTAAATACTAAAAAAATAAAAGTTTCGTAGTTATGAATATGAGATCAGAATTAGTAGAAAAAATATCAGAACTTGAATTGGTAGGAGCATTGATAACCAATGATTTAGATGAGAAATTCTACGATGCCAAATCAAAAGGATACGATAGTTTGAAGAAAGAGGTAATTGGTATGCTATCGGATGGTAGCGATACTGATTTAAAACGCCAGCTAATTTCATGCACAATAAAATTGGACGACATGAAAGCAGCTATGAAAGCAGCTGATCAAAAATCCATAGAGGATAAGGGAGAGGCAGAAGGACAACTGGTTGGTATTACTGATATAGGCAATGTGATCAATGAGTACAACAACAAGATAGCAGCAGCCAATATTAAAAAATAAGGCTGCTGCTCAATGGGGCGTTTACCAGTCTAAAATCACGGCTTCTTATACTATCTTGGAATCGACGATTAGATCTTTGACGTCCTCTGCTGCCCAGGATATGTCCATCTGGTAAATAGCCTCGTTGTTGTATTCTAAATCCATGGATTGTGGCGCTGTTGTCGGAAAGATCTTACCACATTCAATCTTCCTAATAACGTCACCATCTTTTTTGTGAAGTTCAAGGACTAATTGACCGACGTAGTTGTTTTTCAACCCCATAGCGCCAGTATTGTTATCCCAGATTAGCGCTATCCAGTCTTTAATGACGTTTAATGGGTACATAACAGCATTCCCATCGACATTAACTTCAAATGTGGTATCAAAGTCAATATTGGTATCAACTACTGTACCAGCAAATCTGCGCTTGGTATTACGGTATCCTTGCTCAACAGTATCTGGCATTTTATCCACGTCCAGACCAGTTATTTTAGTGATCTGTTCGCTTAACAATTCAGTGCCGTGTACTGCTCTTAGTGGTTCGGGTAGGATGAAAGTGGCCCTCCATAGTGTTAAATACACAGGCTCATCGTTATTCATATTCACCCTACTTGATCTAAAATGATATGCCATTTTTTACTTATTTTTTATAACGCGGTAAACCCACCAATAAGGGGATCACCAGATGCCGTCAATGTTATACGATTAATGAATCTTCTAGCTACTGCTGTTGGTTCAATAATAACATCAACAATAGCAGTGTTTTCTCTAATGATAGAATCGGTGTTGTTGGATCTATCAAAAACCACCTGATAGTTATCTCTAATAACCGAATAAGCGGTTTGGATCTTAGATAGGTAGTTATTTAATAAGCTACTAACTTCAATCCTGAGAGGATCATCGTTAAATTCGAACACGTAGTTTTCTAGTATGTTTTCGATATCAATAGTCAACGATATCAATAAATCCCTTACGTGCAGGTTGTTAAGCGCTGATCTAACAGTCTGGTAAGATGTTTGATTACCATAAACGGTAATGTTACCATTTTGCCGCTGGATTATGGGGTTAATACCCTTGGTTTCCAACAACCCTCTATCTTCTTTATTAAGTTTATATTCAACCCCTATCAGGTTACCAGAAGTACCATTATATGACAGAACACCACGTCTGTTAGCGACTGGCTTGAATGGTTGACCAGCTCTGTATTTTCTCATGAAAGCATTACTAACTAACGCAGCTGGTGGAAACACCACGTCGTTATCTCCATCCCTGATAATAACATTAGGGGCGAAGAACCCAACAAACGATGCACCGTCGGTTTCCAGCGGCATGGTATACAAAAACGAAGGATTCTCTGATCTATTACCACCGTCTTTGATGTATTGCACATCTAGTATCGGCAAAGGATCAGCGGCTGTAGGTGTGGTAGTAAATCTGGGATTTGTAGAATCTGCGAACTCCTTGAACGAAGGCGCGTTGAGCAGAGCTAGGCATCGCTGTCTATCCCTGGCCAGCTTAGCAAGATAAGATTTACTACCAGTCTCCAAACCGTTATTAAATGTATCGACTATATAACGGAAGTTGATCATATCGGGATCTACTAATGCATCCCTCATATTAGTTCCAGTCATCACTGAATAGATATCCTTTACACGATCATTGGTGCCATTGGGCATGTGGTGGGCTTTATAGGCAAACCCAGCCTGGTATATCATGTTGTATTCAGTGATAAAATTCTCGAAATCCTTATACCTAGTGATGACATCACTGCCACTAATATTTTTGGCGATCTTTATTTTCTCTGTACAGGTGATTTCTATGGTGTCATTAATGTCGTCATTATCAGTATCGATATTGACCATGGTATCGATCCTGGTCAAAATCTCATTACCATCATCGTCTAGCCCCACTAAGAAATCATCAAATGATACCTTACCAGCATCAGCAATGGCTATCCTCACCACGTTATCGGTAACTTTTTCAGTAACGGCTATATCAGTATTAAGATCCCCGATAACCGACACTATGTTAATAGAATCAGCAGCGGTGATAGCATAGCTATTAGAATCAAATGTAGTGGTTACGGCTGGTGCAGTACCAGCTCCTGCGGCTGTTGACAAATCAGCATCTGTGTATAACTCTAACTTCAATATATCTCTATAGTCATCAGCAGCATCCACACCACCAGCAGCGATAGATTCTACAAATTTGATATAGTAGGTATCGGTGCTGTCAGTAATTGTGTCACCATTAGCAAGCAATCCTGCCTGATAATCGGTGTATATAGGATGGAACTTATCGACAACATAATAGGTATCAGTGCCGTCTGCTGTAAATCTATCCGGTGATGGAGTGTAGGTAACCTCATCAGTGCCAACACCAGTCAGAGCAACATCAACGAAAGAACCAGAGGTACTGGTTTCGCTAGCCTTAAAATCGTTAGTTGCGACTATGGTGATCAGTGAACTGGTTTTGGTAACCGAAGTTACCTCTAAAACAGGACTAGCTACTGGTACACCAGCGGTATTACCAGCACTTGTCCTAGTGCCAGCTATCAAATCACCAACAGCTGCATTGGCCTCAAGCCATGCGAAATCGGTATGGGCGTCGGTGAAGGTAATCGTTACCTTCCCAGTTGCATAATTTATGGTACGACCAGCATCGTCATCAAGTGTCTGGTCGGTATTGGTAGCTGATTGGGTATAAACCTTATCCTCTTTGATGCGCTTCTTGTAAGAAAGGAAATCAACTTCAGACAGAGCTGTGTCAATTAAAGAGTGACCCACCAAATCGAGGTTTTTGGTGTTAGTACCAAACTCTATAGCATTAATTTGCGATTTATCAACAGCACAAAGAATACCAAACCTAGTATACTGGTTATTAATAACATCCTCAATATAGTAAGGCACTCCCTGCTGGTCTTTGAAATTTGGTATCAAACACCCAGTGTATACTTGACGTAGATTGACTTCTGCCCTAGACAGGAAATCTGTGAGTTTATCCTTTATTAATCCTTTAGAATTAAAAAATTCTCCATAAACCGGATCAGTATCAAGCTGTGAATATTTGTCGGGACCGAAGTTACCATCGATGGCAAAAACGTCAACAAAATAATCACTAATAAAATCATGGGGTTTCAGGTAAGGTGGCACACTATCATTTGCATACCATGGTTATATCAGATTTCTTAACCAAAAATGTTATTGGTGTGTTGGATAGGTTAACCAGATTCAAAATATAATCGTTCTGCGCCTGCAGTCTAGTGGCCAGTAGATAATCTCTATCGGCTGTCCAGAATCTCTCTTTATTGAAGTAGGAGCTGTACAGCTTAGATCCGGCGACGGGGTTAACCTCGCCAGTGGATGTACTGAAAGCATTATAAGATGCATAATCAGCGTCATATTGACCACCACTTTCTTGGTCCTGGGTCTTTAGTAAATTAAGGGCGAGAACTGGACCCTCTTCCAATGCTACCTGTAAGCTGCGGTGAAAGAAAGAACCTTTATTTTCAAGGGTTCTATCGATATCACCAAACAGCCTGATAGCCGTTGCGATATCGTTTCTCTCTATCAATACTGGTATATTGAATGGGCCTTTTTTACTGAAACCCACCACCAACCTCAAAATAGGCGATGTGTCCACCGCAGGTGATTGGGATTCATCCTGGTATACAGTATAAACACCAGAGGCTGCATATTGATTAGAGTATAAGTCTCTCAATGTTATATTAGCCATTTTCTAATTTCTTTTAGTTAAATTGTTGTCTTATTTATCTTAACAGCTTAAATTAAATTTAGCGAATACATAAGGTAAAATACTGATGAATATACTAAATGGCCAGGACAACCAGTTAGACATTATTGATAAATGGTTAGAAAGCGAATACGGAACAGAAAAGATGGGTAGGACTTGGGATGGTAGAAATTTAATTATATCCATGAAAGATGGTAATATACTGAAGTTTACCAGATCTGAACTGATATCAAAAGCAGTTTTACCGTTGCCTAAAAGAAAAAATGAAATATTGGATTTCTTTCCAGAATTAACCGAGTCAATAGATTCTATTCAATCGGATAGCAGGTAACCATAATCGTCGGCTATATCGGCTATGTCCTCATCATCAGTGCTGATACCCATTTTTTCATTTACCACAGTAATAAATTCATCAGGTAAATGGGGTAATAATTCCTCAATTTGATCAACATATTCATCACTATACATATACAGCGCCATATTACGAAACGTATCGAAACAGTCATCCTGGCCTATTTGTGATTTGTACTTACCATTTTCGTTTTTGGCCATACTCAACGACTCATCAACAGATACCTTCTCTGTTGGCACTAGCCTACCAGCATCTATGTAATTTTTCGCTAGCTTAACACCCTGATCAACGTTAGGGCTAGTCATCTTGAGTCCTGGCCTCTTAGTAACACTATCTATACGATGATAGAATTTTACTATAGTTTCTTCAGAATCAAACTTGCTCCTGCTGTCCTCCATGTTCTCCAAAAGACTGATGAAGTAATTACCCTCTTTATTCATTTCCAATACCATATTCAGGTTAACAGCATGGGATAACTCTAACTCCTCATCATCATCAGTGTCACTATAATGCTCAATAACTCTTTTAAGACTACTTGGTGTTTTGGTGATTTCAGGTTCTTCTACAGCAAAACTATCAACTATCAAATAGTACAGAAGTGCAGCAACATTCGGTATGTCTATAACATTGGACCTGAACATACCGACCTGCACAGCCTTAAAGAAATCAGCAAACTTGGTAAATATTTTCTGTGAGTCTATTTCCCTCCTGCTCATGGGTAAAATCTGGAAGATATTGGCCACGAAAAAGTCACCACCACCACCCTCTGATGTATCTATGCTGATGACAAACTGATACCTATTATCCGATAGTTTAGAAAGATCAAAATTTTCATACCAAGTTATATAATAATCTGGCCTAGCATTGTCCATGATATCATCAAGGGAATCACCCATTCTTTCTATCCACCTATCAAGCATATCAGACATATCTTTGTGGACAAATGATTGGTTTAGAGCTTTCATTCTTCTAGATGTGTTTGATTTAAATAATAATTCACTACCAGCAAGAAACTGATTGCCGTATTCTTGATTGAAATCTTCTACAGAACCCAAATCAGCTATGGTATTTTTTCTCCACTGCTCATCCCTACCAGGAACATCATACCAGTCTATTCTTATGGGATTATAGAAATTGATACCATTGAGGGCATTTATATAGATCTCATAAAATTTGTTTAGCCCTCTTGGTGTGGATGTTATGACAACCTTTGATATTTCCGAAGATGATATGGTTGGATAAACAGTCCTATAGAACTTATTGAGATACCTATAATCTATCAGTGCAAATTCATCCATATACAGTAAATGTACGGTAAAAGATGCACCGGAGTTAGATGTTGTGGTCTGAGCATGAATTCTACAGCCATTATCAAACTTCATGCTCATGACATTCTTAACTTCAAACCCAGGTTTCATATAGAATGGTAGGTTTTCTATGATGACGCCTATTTTATCCATAAGCTCCTTGACCTTATCACCATTCTGGGATATAACCATAACATTTCTGTCTTTATGGAACAGAACGTACCAGACTATATAAATGGCACTAATGATGGTATTATGACTAAGAATGTTGTTGGTGTAATATCGATGATCTGGGTGATCGACCGTAGCATCAAACATCGATTGCCTATACCCAACATTCTCCATAACAGCAACCCTACTAAGACCAGTAGTAGTAATTATCCTATCACCCACAGACAAGTCGGCAATCCTGATTTCATTTGCATTACTATCGAAAACTAGGTGATCATCAGCAGCATACAAATAATCACCATTATCCAAAACCAAATAATAGGTTTCAAACAGCTTTGTTCTGTGTATGTGGGTCACCGGTTGATAACCGCTATCGGTAAGTACACTAACGCCGTTTATGGTATGGGATGATACGATCTTGGTGGTTTCATCGCCATATTTCAACTTCTGTAACCAATACAGAACCTTCTCTATTATACTGATAATTATGCCCATAAAAAACATTTTTGGGGCATACTGTAAGGTATGCCCCAAAACTAGTCAAAATTATGACAGTTGTGCCTGGTCAGTTGGCTGCTCGGGTTCGATAGGATCCTTTTTCTCCTTTCTTACCTTTTCTAGATAAGACCAACCACCACCCAGTAAACCTATGACGATAGCGATAGCAGTTAATACTATATCTTCGTTATACCAGCCGCCTAACACCCCGAAACCAGCCAATGCTGTGAGGATGTGGCGTATGGTACCCCATAGTTTGTCAGTCCTTTCTTCTTTATCGGTGGAATTCCATGAGAACACCAATCCGGCGACCATCAAAGAGCCACTCATGATAAATTCTGATATGTCTTCAGACACTGTACCCTGCCACACTAAAAAACCAGATAGGAAGGTAACAACATGCCTAACCAGACCTAACCATTTTTCGTTACTATTCATAATGAACAATGTTTATTGATGTTTATTAATCTATTCAGCTTATTTATCTGAATGATTAATAAACACTAACCGTTTTTTTGTTGTCCATATTCCAAAACTTAGTACCTCCGTGGCTTATCAACCTGTGTCTATGAAAATGACCAAAAAACCAATTGTCAACTGTTGATTGGAATTTGTTATACACAGTGGTTAGGAATTTTCTTTCATTGATGATGTCATTGGCTATGTATGTGTTGCTAATACTAACCTGTGCGGTGGGTGGTATGATGTGAGGGGCTGTGTGGGTGGCAATCATATTTATGTCAAAATGCTCATTTATATACCCCAGCCATTTTTTGTTGGGTTCAAAAGATTCAAATGGCCACCAATTGCGGCCATACTCCCTTTTATCCCTATCGATGCTGGTAGCACCACCCAGGCAAAACGCAGTTTTATCTCTCCATTCTAGTATAGAATAATCAGCAACTAAAATTATGTTAGACAGTGATCTAATGTATTTAACATCGGACTTTATTTTATCGACACATTTTTTGGTATATTCCATTCTTTCGAAAAAGGCGCTGAGCTTAGACTTATTGCTGGTGAACAGAAAGGGATAGTCATGGTTACCCCTGATAATATAAAGATAGGAATTCTTTGAGCAGAGTATTCTATTCAACTTATTAAGTATGTGTTTGCCCTTAGACAGATCAAAATGCCCGTTAGGGAAGAAGTCACCAAGCTGTAATAGATTAGTGTTTTCAGGTAGGTATTTTATGTGGTGGTAATCCCCGTGGAGATCACCTATGACTTTCAAATCATACTTGCTAATCAGCTGATGTTTGACCAATATCATTAGTTATGATTATACTAAGGTTAGCTATTACTCTAGGTATTTTATGACCCTTTCATAAGCCATCATAAGAGTGGTAACATCTCCCTCACAATACTCTTGGATAGCATCAAGATCCTGGTCATCCCAATAAACTGTATGCAGGTCAGCCCCACTCATTTTTTCTTTGGGTGATGGTATACCAAGCACCTGACACAGTAAATCTAGTGTGCACGCATTCCTACCACCAAACTTCCACAGCTCGTGTGTGTCAACCAGGTGCTTAAGTTCCCATGGCTTTTTACCAGTTGTGTTTATGATTTTGGGAATCTTTAGGCCCTTTATGATAAGTCGTTTGACTAAAAATGGAACGTCAAAATTCTTAATATAATGCCCACAAAGTTTGTGGATTCTCAAATCGTTATAATGAGTATCTAGTAGATTTTTGATGCTGACCAAAACACTCATTTCATCTTCATCACAAAATGATTTTAGCTTGTAACCACCGCCATTTTTGAAGCCAAATGTTGCGCAAACTATTTTTGAGAATTCTGGATGAACCCCAGACATTTTGTTATATGATTCTTCTGGTGTTTCATAATCCCCACCCCTGGAGTAATATTTTTTGTGTATATCATCCCACGCGTATTTCATCCCGCTGTTTAATCCATTATAGCTTTCTACAATAGAAACTGTTTCTAGGTCAAAGAAAAGAAAGTTTTTATCCAATGTCGCCATGATCTCAGGTAATTTATTAAATCCATCAATAAAAATTCGATAGTATACCTATTACTACCCATTTTGTATAACTTATATATGGGTATGGTTTTGTTAATACCATTAATTTCCACATCAATTGTGGTATCCCACGCAACACACTTACCAGATTGTCTGGAAGACAATAGTATATTCTTGCGATACTTATCAAACTGTATTAGGCAGGTTTTTTGGTAATCTCTGAGCTTAACTATCCTTATACCCTCATCAGTCATCACATTAGCATAATTTTCACCAAAGTATATAGGATCTAATGCACATTTAGCTTTCTCTTTTAACTCAAGGGATGTGTACCCGTAGTTAATGTCAGGCGCTCTCAGTGCGGTATTGTTTTTAAAGAATGGTGTTTCTTTCGGTTTTACTCCGTTTTTTTCTATGCTTCTTAAGAGTTCTTCGACCTTTGCGGTGGTCCAAACTTTATTGGACGATATTACCATTATTTAGTATTTTCAGTAGTTGATTAGTATCAAGCCTCAATTTACCTGCCAGCCTGCTGGCATTTATATCATTAACAACTTTACCATCATTAATCACTAAGTTATCAACATCTGTATTTTCGTATATCTTGGTGAATTTTCTAGACATAAACACCATAAAGGATTCTCTCAGATCACGCAGGTTGGCCAATCTAACACCATCAATATTTTCTCTGATTTCATATATCCAGCTGTAATTTTCACTAACAGCCAGCCTGTTGACATCGACACCATTTACAGAGATAATGGGTGTACCAGACTCATTAAAAGAGACAGTATTATAATTACCACCGACATCCTTACAATAAGCTACTATGCTGCCAGCTTCCGGCATTTCAGAACATTCAATGAGTATATTAGTACCCTCAGTTATTAGCGTGCTGAAGGCTTTGTATTCAAAAGCTATTGAATTATCAGTTAGCAAGCCCATGATACCAGACAGCTCACCAACTGCATCGCAGCCAGTAACAATCACCAATCCATAATGGCTGCTGTTAACGTCGTTGTCCAGCACCATGATGTTATCTGGGTTTATATCGTAATAATCACTATTCTTTACTAGGTATTTATACAGATCACTGCCATTCTTGAAAGAATTATGATCAACCAGTATTGACCAGTTATCAATCTCGGATATGTTCGGATGTCTTAGTATTTCACTGGCATTGTTGATATGAGATATAGCACCAAGATCATAAGATTCATTGGCGGCTACCTGCCCCTCAGGATTACCAGCATCACCATTTAATTCAGCATCGGTTTTACCTTTACGACCATCTGTGTACAAAATACCACCCTCTCTATCCTTGCGTATCTCCAAACTTAATTCATTTGGTACAAGATGCCCAATATTGATGTGAGATATGTTATACTTGCTAGTCATATCGTCTATCTTGCTGACCGCCTCAAGGTATTGGTCATTGCTTATGAGAGGCACAATAGTAGACTCCCATTCATCATCAAATGAGGACTGGTTATCACCAAGATGCTTACTGAGTTCAGACCTTATCTGCATGAAGGAATGCAGTTGGTGGTTTTCACCAAATAGTGCTATGTCCTTTAGTTCGCCAATGGCCGCTGATAGTTCTTCTTCATTCATCTTGTTAGCAGCAGCATATATACTCATACTGCCAGTCGGATCATGCTTATTAAGATAAGAGTCCATTATAACATCGAATTTGTTCCTGCTATCATCTGTTACCACATAGTCCAGGTATTCAAGATATCTAGCCATTTCGCTAATATCGGCGCTGGGTGTGTAGTCAGTTCTGGCGAATTTTTTAGTCATCTCCTTAATAGCCATACGCTGCTCATGCTTATCATCAAGCACATTGAATCCGACATCATTGCCAACAGAATCCAGCAATCTCAAGAATTTATCAGTAGCATCACCCTCGTAGTCATCAGTAGAGAAATCAACCTCTGGGAATTCATCTTGTAAATCCACTAATCCATCGTTGAATTTATCTACCATCTCCTTGGTTATATCACTGGACTTATACTTTTCTCTGTCGCCATTCAACACCTCCATAGAGTTATCGTTGAACAACTTTAATAGTTTAGTCTTAGTGTAGGCAATCTTTTTCTTGGGTGTCTCACCACTAGCTTCATTAAGCGGATTCAGACCACCTATCTGCCCGACTGCTTGGAGGACTTTTAGAAAGGCATCTGTGGGTTCACCCTCGTAATCGTCAACCTCAAAATCAGTGTCTGGGTGCTTTTTCTTAAGCTGATCCATTTCTTTCTTGAACAAGTTGACCATAGCATCAGTTATATCTGATTCCTTATATTTCTCTCTTTTACCATCTGCAATCTCTATGGAGTTTTTGTTAAGGAGACCAAGCAATGTCTTTTTATCATACTTCATTGGTAATTGTTTTATTGACAGACTCTTTATTGTATTTCATTCATTTTTTTCAACTTATCTATGGATTTGTCATAGGAATTACCCATAACAATTACCGAAATGATAAGATCCTTGATATGGGATATGGTCATATCCTCGGTATCGTTGACCCACCTCTTTATGTTTATTGATTCAATATCGGATGGTTTTAATTTACCTCTAATAAAGAATTCCCTAACTTCTGGGTTTGGGGTTGAAATCTCGTATAAAGAATCAAACCTGGAAGGCCTATTCTTTATATTCATGGGTATCTTATCTATATAATTGGTGGTAGCAATATAACAAATGTTGTCGACCTGCAGGTTACCGTCCAATAAGGTCAAAAACTGCTTGAGGCTATTGTAGCTAATAAAGGAGTCAAGTTCCTCTATGATAGCCAATATCGGTTTGTCAGGCTCAAGCTGTCTTATAGTGGTGACCATTGGTATGAACCTACCAAGATCTTCAACATTAAGCACTATGCCATCGTACTCATCAATTATGCGATCGCACATCAAGTTGATAATAGTAGTTTTACCAGTACCTTGCATACCATGCATTAAAATACCACGTTTATAAGTAATACCATATTCAGCGTACTTATCTCTTCTGCCCCAAAACACTTCCAATTCATTAATAATCTCCTGTGTAGTGGGGTCAGGCATGGTAAA